ATGGCTACAATTCGCAAAAAACCAACTGGTGGCTGGGTCGCGCAGGTGCGACATCGCGCTAAAAATGGACTGCCTGCTATTAGCAAAGCAGCAGTGTTTCCGCGTAAAGCCGATGCCGAAGCGTGGGCTGCTAAAACCGAGGCAGATTGGCAAACCATGCGATTTGGCGGCTCGCCCAATATTTTGTTTGCCGAAGTGTTGGAACGCTACAAAAAAGAAGTGAGTCCCAAAAAGCGCGGTTGGAAAAATGAAATCAATATTATTGAGCGTGTGTTGAAAACGCCATTGGCGCAGGTTCGTTTGCCTAATTTGTCGGAGTTGCATTTTCAGGAATGGGCAAATGGGCGTATGGCGGATATTGCTCAAAGCTCGGTGCGCCGTGAATGGAATGTGTTGTCGCACGTTTGCTCGGTGGCAAGTAAGCAATGGCGTTTGCTGCCTGAAAATTTTATGCTTCGTTTGGATAAGCCTAACCATGGCAAGGAACGGACGCAACGTGTTACTGATGAAATGGCGGCGGCGATTGCTTATGTGGCTGGTTTTTCGCTGGATTGTTTGCCTGTGAAATCGACGCAGCGTGTGGCGGCGGCGTTTTATTTTGGCTTGGAGACGGCAATGCGCGGTGGCGAAATGGTGACTTTGACTTGGGATAATGTGTTTTTGGATAGGCGTTTTGTGCATTTGCCTGATTCTAAAAATGGCTATGCTCGTGATGTGCCTTTGAGTTTGAAGGCGGTGGCGATTTTGAAATTATTGGCGCAGGTGCGTGAAAATGAGCGTGTGTTCAATATCACAAAGGGATCGCTTGATGCGCTGTTTCGCAAATTGCGCGAACGCTCGGATTTGGGCGATGTGCATTTTCACGATAGTCGGCGCGAGGCTTTGACGCGGTTGGCGCAAATTTATTCGCCTATGGAGTTGGCGAAAATTTCGGGACATCATGATTTGCGGATTTTGTTGAATACTTATTATGCGCCTAGGGCGGAGGATTTGGCGGCAAAAATGGACGGTTAGAATGCTCTAACCGCCCTGCCCTAGATTTTTGATAGGGATTTGAGATAGCTGATGACTTCGCCTGCTATCCAACGGCGACATTCGCGACCTTTGCCTGCTTTGCTGATTTTAATGGGACGCGGAAAATCGGGGCGGGCGACAATGTCGGTGTAGGTGTGGTGGTAGCTGAAATTGGTTAACTGGGCGATGTCTTGGGTGGTCAGCAAGGTGGTGGATTTTTCGGTTAGCGTGGACAGCCATGTTTTTTGCTGGCTTTGAGCTAGCTGTTCTATGCGCTTGATGAGTTCTTGCGCGGTGGTTTCGGTTAGCTGCATTTTTGCTTACTCCTGTGGTTGGGGCGTTGGGGTGGTTTGTTGGGCAGCCTGCCAGCCTATCCATGCGTAATCTATGCTGATGTCTTGATATTGCTGCTCGGCTTCATCAAATTGCAAACGGTCGGCGTTGCCTATGCTGCGTTGCCAGTTTTCAAATGCTTGTTTCATTTCGTTTTCCTTTTCATGCTAATTTAACCTGTGCCAAGCGGTTGCCAATGGCTGCTTCGCGTTTGCCAAAGTTGGCGGTTAAGCTTAATGCGGTTTTGTTTTCAAACGGTGTGATGTATTGGGTTTTGGCAACCGCGCAGGCGTTGGCTAGCGCGCCTAATACACTCCATCGTTTGTATGTTTTGTGGCGCAAATCGCTTATGCTGTGGGGCACGGGCATGCCTATACTTTGGTCGTCGCATTCGGCTATGCGGTAGACGCACAAAGCAGCCTGCAAGATTTGTCGGCGAAATGCTTCGGTTTTTTCTTTTCCTTTTATGCCTGCTTGTTTGAGTGCGTCTTGCCATTTCATGCCACTGGCGATGTTGATGAAGCCTGTGGTGGCTTGGTGGCTGCATTCGTGAAAGCTTAAATAATAGGCATAGATTTGTACGCCCATGCTGTAATGACTTGCTTGGGTTTGGGTGTCTTTGGGTAAGCCTTTCATGATGGCGTAGCCGATGTCAATCATATCTAAAATGGGCTGCAACAAGGCGCGGCGTTGGTTGGGGCTCTGGTCGCGTGTGCTGGGTTCTTGTTGCAGGGCGTGTTGGGCTTGGTCTAGCACGTTTGTGAACCATGTGTCGCAGTCAAATAGGGCTACGCATATACTTAACACACGGTGCAGTTGCTGGAAGTAGCCGTTGTGGACAAAACAGTCGCGACAATAAACAAGTTCGTTGTATTTGGCATCGGCTTTTTTGACGGCAGCAATGGCATCTTCATGGCTAAAACATTCGCGTGTGTCGTCAATTAAATATTGGCGATAGGCTGTTTGTTTTGCGCTGATGCGTGGGGCGATTTGTTGCCGTTGCTTGATTTGTTGCTTGGTCAATGGCTTGGATTTTAGGGCACGTTGCATTTGCTTAATGGCTTTGGCTTGCTTTTGGGCTGTGCGGATTTGTTTTAGGCTGGGTTGCTGGGTCATGATATTTTCCTTTGGTTGCAGGCTGCTTGGTTTGGTTTACAAGGCAGCCTGCGGTTACGTTAAAACGGAATGCTGCTGTCAATATTTTCTTGCGGTGCGACTGGCGCATTTGCAGGCTGCTTTTGCGTTGGCGGTGCAATGGGCGCGGTTTGCGCTGACTGCGCGGTGGTGGCGTTGTCGTCTTTACTGCCTAGCATTTTCATGATGTCGCACACGATGTTATATGCGGTGCGTTCCACGCCGTCTTTGCCAACGTATTTGTTGGTTTGGATTTTGCCTTCCAAGTAAACTAGGCTGCCTTTTCGCAAATATTGCCCTGCGATTTCGGCGGTTTTGCGATACATCGTGATGTTGTGCCATTCGGTGCGCTCTTGCTTAATTCCTTGCTGGTCTTTCCAGCTTTCAGAAGTGGCAACGCTGAAATTACATACGGCATCGCCTTGTGGCATATAGCGCAGTTCGGGGTCTTTGCCCAATCGTCCGATTAAGATGACTTTGTTTAGCATGATGTTTCCTTACAGTTTATTGATTTGTGTTTGTTGTTCGTCAGTCAAAGCGTATTGCGCTTGAACTTGTTCTATGCTGATGTTGCCTGTACTGATGTCGTTTAATACGGCTTCAAATTCCTGCTCACTCAACACCGCTTTTTCGGGCGTGGCTTGTGGCTCAACCACGATGTAGTCAGCTTCAACGTATTCGCCTGTTTCAAAAAAGGTGTCGTTGCGTTGGTCGATGCCTGCTTCGGCTTGTTCGTCCAAACCGACGGCGCGTTGGATTTCTATCGATACTGGCAAATATTTAAACAAGCGGCGGATAACGGTTTTTTTTGCCATTTCGTCAAAATGGGTTACCCACGGACCTGTGCTGGCTGCTTTGGATTGAGCGCGTATGGCTTCAATTTGTTTACGACTCATCACTTCGAACTGCACGCCACCGTCTTTGAGTTTGGCGACGGCATACACATGGGTGAGGGCTCCGCTGTCGCCGTCTTCATACGGTTTGTGTTTTAAGTCTTCGTGCAAGCCGTATTCATAACTAAATTCATCATTTTCATACACGGCTCGGGCGGATAGACTGATGATTTGTCCGCTTCGGCGTGCTAAATCAATCATGCCACGATAGCCGATGATGAGCTGCACATTGGCGCGACCTTGTTTGTCTTTGCCGTTGCCAAATGGGATTAAATAGGCTTGCCCTAATCCGTTGCTGGGTTCTAAACCCAGTTGTCCGCATTGCATGATTGCGCCTAAAAAGCTTTCGGGGCTGCACGTTCCCAATGCAGGTACGCGGCGGATTTCGGTTGTCGCAATTCGCGCTAGGCGGTCGGCGGTTAGGTGTTTGGGCAGGGCAAGTGCCATTTGTTTTTTGACGCTGTCTTTTGCCAGCAGGGCAGCCAAGTTGTCGGCTGGGGTGCGTTCTTTAACGGCGGTGTTGCCTTTGGCGGCTGCTTTTAATGCGTTGGTGTTGGTTGTCATGGGAATACCTTTCTTTGACAAAGTGGGGGTTAAAAGTTACTATCGCGCTACTACCGCGCAGCGGATATTGATTTATATGGATTGAAAATGAAAAAATCATCTCGTCTTTTTTATGCGTTTTTGTCGGGCATTGGGTCTATTTTTAATATAGCCCCTGCTTGCGCTATGCCTAAACCAAGCTCGCCTGCGGACGATGCGGCATCTTTACGAAATGATGCACAGCAATTTGCGCGTGATTTTAATCGTGCAATCAAGGCGGTATCGCATGGAAAGCAGTAAACAGGAAATTGTGCAAACGGCCTTTGTCTTGCTTGACGGATTTTAAGGGGGTGGGTATGATGCTTTTCATTTTTTTAGGGGGCATCATGTCTTACGCTATTGCTTTTGATTTGGACACCAATCAATTAAAAAATCTGTACGGCTCGGAAAGCTGGCAAAACGCTTATGGCGATATTAAGCGCACATTGGTTTCGTTGGGCTTTGACCACCAGCAAGGCAGTGTGTACTTTGGTTCGGAACAGATTACTGCGGTTAAATGCGTGTTGGCTGCGCAAGAGTTGTCCAAGGTTTATCCGTGGTTTAAGCCATGTGTTTCGGACATTCGTATGCTTCGTATCGAAGAAATGAACGATTTGCAACCTGCGCTTTAAGCCTTTGCCATACTTTCCAATCCGCCTCGTGCGGATTTTTTGTTGCCTGTTTTTAGGGGGTGGGGTATGATGTGCGTTCTCTCCAAACTACTAGCAGCTTTCACGTCTGCCAACGTGAATTTTTGTTGCTTACTACAATTTGCACATCATTCCCCATAACTTTTGAGCTTTCTGATTGTTTCAGGCTGCCTAAACTCTTTGGGGTGTGCGGTATCGGTAACGACCGCGCCTGTCTAGTAGCAGGAGAGAGCACCCCGCCCAAATGGGCTTTTTCTCAAATTACTTCATCAAATCCGCTTCGGCGGATTTTTTTGTTGCCTATTTTTGACTTATCGCATAAAATGTAGATACGATTAACAAGTAAAGGCGTTAAAATGGCAGAAACCGAAAACCCAAAAAGCAAATATGAAAACAAGCGAATTTTAAAACACGTTTCCTTTAACACAGAGAAAGAAGCTGATTTACTTAAATTTGCTAATAATTTAGACTTCTCAAAATGGGTTAAAGAAAAATTGAAACATGAGCTTGAATTGGAAAAATTAAAGAAAGGATAAAAAATGCTTGCATAAATCGTATATACAAATTAAAATGCTTGCACTTGCAAATGCAGGTAAAAAGAAAGCCCAAATCAAGTTGTCGCTTGATTTGGGCAGGTGGAAAAGCAACGCTGTAACGTTCTTTTCCTGTTTCCATGACTACACATGAAAAAGGTATTTTACCATGACTACCCAAATTTTAAATTTTTCTTTCAACAATGCTGTTGTTTCTTTTCGTGCTGACGGTTTCCTTAATGCTACGGCAATTGCTGCTTATTTTGGTAAACAACCACGCGATTATTTAAAAACTGAGCAAACTCAACAATATATCGCTGCACTTGCTGAACACTTATCCAGTAAGACAAAAATCTTAGTGGAATACAATCAATTGGTTACAGTTAAGAACGGTGGTTCTCAACGCGGAACTTGGCTTCACCCTAAACTCGCAATCCACTTCGCCCGATGGCTTGACCCAAAATTCGCGGTTTGGTGCGATGAACAGATTGAACACATCATTTCAGGCAGCCTGAAACTAGAACCTGTACAACCTGCTTTGCCACATGGTTCAATCGTGTTATCTGCACATGATTTGCAATGTATTAAAGGCTTTGTAGCGCATGTGCCGTATATGTTGGCTTACTACCATGCAACTGAAACAGCAGTACGTTCACTCAATCACAATCTTGCTTACCGTGCGCATGGCCGTTTTTCAGATGGCTATCTTCATGCGCTGATTTTGGCTTCACGGCTTAACTTGCCACATAAAACTTGGCGTGATGTGGCGTTTGAGCTGAATCGCTAATTTTTCTTTTCAGGCTGCTTTTGGGTTGGTTAAAAAGCAGCCTGCTTTTTTATGCTCTAAACACGCGCGTTTGTGTGGTTTTGCTGTATTGCTTATACAAATCGGGGTGCTCTGCCTGAAAGGTTTTGCTGTCAAAACGGTGGCTGTTTTGGGTTTTCCATGTGAAGAGTTTTTCTTCGCCCGATAGCATAATGGCGTGTTGCCCGATTTTGGTTTTGAGCCATTCTTGGCGTTCGTTAATTTGCTGCGCCAACACTTTGGCTTGTTCGTTTAGGCTGCACAATTCGTTGTAGACAATCAGGGTTTCGGTGTCGGCTTGTGTGCTGTCGCCGTCATCTTGCGGATAGAGTTTTTGTACGTCTGCTGCGTTTTGTGGCTCGGGCGGTATGTTTTTCATAACGTGGTTTTCCCAAAATTCTTTGGCTCGTGCCAATAAATCGGCGGCTAGTTCGCGGTCGCGTTCTATGCGGTATTGGCGATAATCGCGTCCGCCAATGAGTACGGCGATGTAGGCGAAATCGACATCAAAAATTTCCATATACCACTGCACTTGGGCGATGTATTCAATGGGTACGCCGTCGTCTTCGTTGCTCCATTCTTTGAATTTGAATGCGCTGGCGGTTTTGATTTCTAAAATGCCGATAGGTTGTTGTGTGATTTTGTCGATAATCAAGCCGTCTGCGTTGGCTAGGGCAAAATCGTGTTTTGGGTGTTTTTTGATTTCAGGCTGCCTGAAAATCAGTTTGCCTGTTTCTTCGCTAAAACGCGCAGCGATGGGGGCTTCTAGCGCGTGCCCCCAGTAGAGATGTTCGCCTTTTAATTCTGGCTGCTCGGTGGTTTTGCTTAAAAACACATCTAGCGCGGTTTTGAATTGGGATACGCCGATTATGGCGGCGATGTCGCTGCCACCGATACCTTGACGGCGGTCTTGTAGAAATTGTTTGTTTGTCATGATTGAACCTTTTGGGCTACATGAAGTGCGTTGATGAGTTTAATCAGTTGTTTGGCTTGCTTAGGAGTTAATGTAACGGTGTTGTTGATGTGACTTAAACCTGAATCGCCATTGCTTTGAGAAATCACAATCACGCCGTCGCTAAAGATGCCCATTCGTGTTTTGACGGGTTTAAGTTTGTATGGCTTACTTTTGCATGCTGTATCTTGTTTCAAATTTTCTTTGCTTTCGGTGGATTGTGTGATTTTGGCTTTTTCTCGTGTTTTCATGGTTTTGCTTTCTTGCTTGAGTTGAAGTTTTGGATTTTCGTTGTCTTTTTTAAAGGCGATGGCTGCCTTGCCTAGCTTGTAGTAATAGCCGTCATCGGCTTGATATTTAACCAGATATTCGCTTGTTACCAATTCGCGCATGAGATGCGATAATTCGGCTTCTGATTGGGTGATGCAGTGGCTTTTAATGAATACGCCTGATAATTTAGAACATCTTTTAAACAGGGCGATGATTTTCTTGTGCTTAAGTGTGAGTTGGCTATCATTCATCATAAACCACTCCTGCCATTGGATTTTTTTCCCAAACTTGCGCCAGTGCTAACGCTGCTTTTTCTTGGTGGCATAGGTCGTTTAATCGTTGCAAGGCTGGGGCTAAATCGCTGTTTACATACCAAATCGGGATTTGACGGCGGTTGTCGCAATCGTAGGTTTTGAGTGCAATGTGGTATTGCGGTTTTAGCATGGGCTTGGCTTTGACGTTGTAGCTAGCGGCTAAGCCAACTGCTAATACTACGCCTGCAATAAAGCCGCCTATTGCTTCTTTGCTGGGTAATAATGCTTTTAATTGCGATTTCATGTTGCTCCCTTTGTAAGCGGTTAAAAATCTACTTATTCGCAGCAACTTGGTTAAATTGCTGCTGTAAATAGGCTTTTAGACACGTAAAAAACTTTCAATGGCTTTGAATACTTGGTTGATGTGCAAAAACTGATTGCTGTTGTCTGCTAAATAAAACTTGATTTCTGTACCGTTTAAATCAAACCATGCTTCGCGCGTCTGAGGGTCGAAAATGCCGTTGATGTTGCTGTGCTGCGCTTTCAAGCTGCTTAATTTGGCGCGGAATGCGTCGTCTAGCTGCATTTCTTCGTGGTTCATCTCAAAATCTCCCTAATCCGTATTCTGCTAATTGGTTTTGATGAAACTTGCGACCCATTTCCACCGCCATATCGGCAATGGCACAAATGGCTTGATCTTCGTCTTCGAATGGGTCGGCTTTTTCTTCTGCGATGGCTTTTTCAAAGTATCGCGCTGCCTGCGCCCAGTATTGGGCTACTGTGCAGTTGTAGGCATCTTCTTCTAGCTGCCAGTGGTCTAAGCCGTCTAAATCGCCTGCGTCGTATGGTTGATATTCTTCAGGCAATGGCAGATTAGCTACTTTGCTTAGCATGTTTTCGCTCCTTGATGAATTTCTGCGCCTCTATCAGATGCTTCATTCTTTCGTGATGAGCTTTGTCTGCGCATGCGTGACACAATTCACGACTGACTTTCTTTGCGGTGTTGTATTGCTTGCCGCATTGCTGACAGGTGTGCTTAGTGGCTACTTTGCTTAGCATGTTTTCGCTCCTTGATAATTTCTGCACATGATGCTCCTGATTTATTCGTCCCAGCCACCTGTTTCGCCTGATGCGATAACGTCGGCGTAAAAAGCTTCTGCTACTGCACGGACGACTTTGCTGTATCGGGTTTTGTATTCGCTTTCGGCTTTGGCGCAAAATTCGTCCAGCGTGCCAACAAAGCAGCCTGCACGGATTAGCAAGCCTTTGGTGTGGACGATGATTTGTATTTGTCGCCCTGAACCGTCTATGTTTGCCATGGTCATGAAGTTGATGACTTCAACCCCTTCCATTTTTAGACGTTTGCCGAATTTGAATGAGCTGCCGAGCTTGTTGTAGTTGCCGAGCGTGTTGTCGTTGCCTAGCTTGTTGTGGTCGCCCAGCGTGTTGCAGTTGCCTAGCTTGTTGTAGTCGCCCAGCGTGTTGTCGTTGCCTAGCTTGTTGTAGTTGCCTAGCTTGTTGTAGTTGCCCAGCGTGTTGTTGTCGCCTAGCTTGTTGTAGTTGCCGAGCGTGTTGTCGTTGCCTAGCTTGTTGTGGTCGCCCAGCGTGTTGCAGTTGCCGAATGTGTTGTCTGCGCCGATTATTTGCCAACCGCCCAGGGTGTTGTTGTCGCCAAAATTGTGATTATTCGTTGTCATGCTTGATTGCCTTTTGTGTTGGGGTGGGCGTGTTGCCCACCGTGTGGTTTAGTTGATGTAGCCGTGAAAGCCTGTGTTGGCGATGGCGATTTCGTCTAGTGCTTGATGGGCTTGGTGCAGGCTGTTAAACGTTTTCCAGCGTGTTGCGCCTACCAGCTTGACTTTTACTTTGCCTTTTGCGCCTTGTTGCAACTGGGCGATGGTGGCTTCTTGTTTGCCAAAGCTGTGTTGGCAGTAGGTTTGTATGGCTTTCATGATGGTTGTCCTTGTGGGGGTGTTGTTGATGTGTGAATAGTACTATTGTACTTGATATTTGTAAATACAATAGTACTTAAATATTTTTCCGCATTATTTAAGTACTTGATTTTCAATCAAACAAAATTTAGGCGTAAAAAAGCCCATTCAACCGTATGGCAGAATGGGGGCGCGTGATTGCGTGGAAGGTGGTGGATTGAAAAAAAGGATATAGTGATGCAAAAGCAAGTTTGGATTAAAATACAAGGTGATGAATATCAAGGTAGTTTTCCTGCGTCATTTGCAAAAAGTCTGTGCGAAATGCAGCGTGGATTTTATCGTGTAGCGGCGTTGGCTTTGCATAACGATGAAAATGTCAAACGTTTAACGCGTGATGAGTTAGAACGATTTGAAATTGTATTTGTGGTTGCGATAGGCAGCACCGAAATCAGCACTGATGCGATTGAAAAATTTGAAAGCATTGTTTCAGAAGCGTTTAAAAATATACCCAGTGAGTATCAAATGTTATTAATTGGATTTTTCATTATTTGTTATTTTGGCTATCAAGCTTATGAACGGCATTGTGAGCAATCTGAAACGAAAATACTCTCGCAAGAAAGGGCGGAACAAATCAAAGCCTTACAAGAAATTACAAACAAAGGCTATGTGGCAGTAGAAAATGTTGCTGCATTATTGGCACAAAATACCGATAATCTACTGATGTCTGTTATGAGTAATGCACCAACCGCAACGCAAATAGAATTAGCGGGGATTACCTACACTGCTGCGGATATTGCAGAAGCTAATAAACGTGCTTATGCCAATCGTACTAGTGAAATCATTAATGGTGAATACCAAAATCGTTATAGACAGCAGTAAACCTGAACTACTAAAATTGACGTTGCGCGATATATATAATATTGAATATATTGTTAAATTAGATACAACCGATATGTTTGCAGAAGATGTAGAAAAAGTATGGGAAGTGGCAAAATCAGGTAAATTAGTTCCAATCCAGCTGACAGCGGTGTTCAAAAATGGGCAATATGAAAAAGGTTTCATTGAAACAATAGATTTGAATTAAATGCTTCAGGCAGCCTGAAAATCTTAAAATAACAGATTTACACAAAGTGTAAATTTTGAGAAAATAGAAAGGAAGTCAATGCAAGTAAACTTTAAAAATGATTATTTGCGTTTGCTATTTTGCGATAAATATTTTCAAGGCGATTTAGGTGTAAGAGCTACACAATCCTATCGCTTTGCTGTGCAATATATTTTATCCGCCCACAGCTTAAATGATTTACACGCAGCAGCCTTTCTCAACCTATCTAATCAGTCACCGTACAGCGTCAAAATAGACCAAAAACACCGATTAGCCCTAGAGATAGACGCAGAAGGGCAAATCCATTTAATAGACATCATCAAAGCAGAATCATGAATCCATTATCATCAGCCGAGTCAATACATGCAGGCATCATTTTAAAAAGCGAATTAGCCGCACGAGGCTGGACGCAAAACGACCTTGCCGACATCATTAACCGCCCACCTAAAACCATTAACCAAATCATCACAGGCAAAATGGGGATTACTGCCGACACCGCCATGCAGCTTTCCTATGCTTTGGGTATTTCAGCCGAAACATGGCTTAATTTGCAATCGCGCTATCAGCTTTCGCTTTTAGCGGCAGAAAGCGATAAATACGCCGATATCCCACGTCGTGCCGCTTTGTATCAAAACTACCCTATCAAAGATATGCTCAAACGTGGTTGGATTCAAGCAGGAGAAACTTTGGACGATTTAGAAAACGCCATAAAAGCATTTTTCCAAATCGACCAAATTTATCAACCTTGCGCCTTCCAATTTGCAGCCAAACAAAACACCGCTGCTTATATGCAACCCATTAGCGCAGTCAATTTAGCATGGCTGCACCGTGTCAAACAGCTTGCAAAAGCGCAAATTACCACAGGCAAATTCAGTATTCAGGCAGCAAAAAAAGCGATTGAACAACTCTCCGCTTTACTACTCTCACCCGAAGAAATCCGCCATGTGCCACGCATTTTGTCAGAAAGCGGTATCCGTTTTGTATTGGTAGAAAGTTTGCCCAATAGCAAATTAGATGCCGTATGCTTTTGGTTGGACGAGCAAACCCCCGTCATTGGCTTAACCCTACGATACGACCGCATAGACAATTTTTGGTTTACCCTACGCCACGAGTTGGAACATGTTTTACAAGGCGACGGCAAATCCACACCTATTTTAGATGAAGATATTGGCATAGACAGCAATACGCTACCACCCGAAGAGCAACGAGCCAACCAAGCTGCGGCGGATTTTTGCGTACCCAGCCAAAAACTAGACAGCTACATTATCCGCGCAGGAGCTTATTTATTTTCCGAGCAAAAAATCAAAGCCTTTGCAGGAGTTAATAAAATTCACATCGGATTAGTAGTGGGGCAGTTGCACAACCGAACAGGCAAATACCAACAGCTACGCAAACACCTTATCCCTATTCGTCCATTTATCTTAAACGGCTCAACCTATGACGGTTGGGGCTTAACTTATGAGGTTGAATAAAATGAGTGCCAAGAAAAACGAAATAAGCCATATTGTTGAACAATACACACAAGCCAAAGGCATTACAAACGGCATTATCGACAGCCATGATTTAGCAGGTTGGGCAATAAGCCAAGGTTTATACAAACCCAATTATCAAGATGAAATTAATTTAGCTGCTAAAGACTTTTCACGTCATTTCCGTGAAGAAGTTCGTACCGACCCAGCAGGGAAACGCTATCGCGCTAAACATGCTGTAAAAGAATCTGTCAATGGCAAACAGCGCACTTTATGGGCAGACATGGACGACCCCAACGTTCCTGTAAACCATTTTGAAAAAGCCTTTTCACAACGCCGTCAGCAAATTGTTGGAGATTGCTTCCAATTAAAAACCGATGTTGATGTATGTAATGAGAAAAAAAGCAGCAATATTCAGTTATCGTTAGACTTTACCGATGACGTGGCAGAAGCAGAATATTTGCGCGACTATGAAGAAGAAGCTGCTTAATCAATAAGTATTTTGCACAACCTTTCTAAGAAGCACGTCGGGAATTCCGACATGCTGATATTGAAATTTAATCACCCGATTTAACCGATTTAAGCAGCCTGCAATCCAAAGTGCAGGCTGCTTTTTTGCGCCCATTCTGCCATACGGTTGAATGGGCTTTTTAGCGAAATGCAAAAAACCGCCAAAAGGCGGTAAAAAAACTGTAGGCTGAGCGACAAAAAACCGTTATTTTTGTTTATTTAACCAATTTGGTTAAAATATTTGTCTTTAATTTTGCGTTAATGTATAATTATGGAAATTTGTTAAGGAGAATGAACATGGCTCTTACTGCTTTTGGAAAGGCTGTGCGAAAAGCGCGGATTGATGCAGGGGAAACTTTGTTGAGCATGGCGCAACAGCTTGGCGTTACCCCTGCTTTTTTAAGTGGCATGGAAACAGGGCGCAAAAAAATTCCCGCTGAATGGGCGAGAAAAATTGCTGCTTTTTTCCATGAGCGGAATGTGCAGGTTGATGATTTGTCACAACTGGCAAATGTTTCTAATGAAGCTATCCCTGTGGATGGGCTGCCATTGCAGCAACAAATGTTGTTGGCTGGGTTTGCTAAAACAGCAATGACGGATGAGCAGCTAAACGCATTTGCAAAATTTTTAGCGGAAATCCATCAACAGGAGACAAATTGATGAGTTTTCAATATTTATTTCGGCAGATGCACGGATATAGGGTTTTGCCTATGGCAAATGATGAGATTGAGCGGGTGGCAATGAGAACGGCAAAAGTGCTTGGTTTTACTCGCCAAAATAGGAAAAAGCCTGCTGTGATTTTGGAACAGTTAAGCAGAGTGGTAACGCTGGATGTGCTTTCTGATAACGAATGGGAGGAGGTTACGTTGAATTTAACCAAGGGGCATTTTAGCCCTGCGGATATGACGATACGGGTTCCCGAGCGTACTTATCATGCTGCGTGCTTGGGGGAGCATGATGCGCTGGAAATCATTTTGCATGAACTGGGGCATATGGTGTTGATGCATCAATCTCTGTTACATAAAGCGGATAAGTTGCTGGCTCAATGTGAAGACCCTGAATGGCAGGCGGATACATTTGCTGAAATTATTTTGATGGGCATGGGCTATAACACAAAACAGTTGTCGTTTGATTTTAATGAAAAACGGCTTGATATGTTGTAAGCATACCAAGCCGATTAGTGGGGTTTCCTGTTGGCGCAGGAAATTAGATTGTTCTCCGTCCGCACATCGCAAATGCGTTTGGATAAGCAACATTAACTTTTTTAGTTTATCCGTTTTGTGCGTATTTGTCCACGTTAATTAAGTGGCGGCAACTTTTGCTTGGAGTTGCTTATGATACTCAATGCAAACGTTCCAACTGTCCCTGATTTGGTGGACGAAACGGGAGCTTATGTGTTCCGAAAATCGTTTACCACGCGCAGCGGGAGAAAGGTAATTGCCAAAGATGGCAAAACGTTTAAAATTCCTGTGAAAATTTAACGGGATAGCCCTGTGCTTTGCATGGGGCTTTTTTGTGGGCGCAAAAAACCGCCAAAAGGCGGTAAAAAAACTGTAGGCTGAGCGACAAAAAACCTACTCTTGATGAGTAGGTTGTGGATTGAATTTCAGGCTGCTTGAATTTTAATAACTTTTGAGTTATTATATTTCTACTCAAAAGGATTAAATATGTACACGATTGTTTTCTACCGTGATGCCAAAGGTCGTGAACCTGTGAAAGAGTATGTGCAGCAATTAGCCACGCAGCAGGATAAGTCTAGTCGCATTAAGCTGAATAAAATCCGTGATTATATGGAAGTTTTGAAGCAACATGGTACGCGTGCTGGTCAGCCTTATGTGAAACATATTCAGGGTGAAATTTGGGAATTGCGCCCTTTGCGCGACCGTATTTTGTTTGCGGCGTGGATTGATGGACAGTTTGTTTTGCTGCATCAATTCATGAAAACCACACAAAAAACGCCTAAACGTGAAATTGAACGCGCTCAAGCGTATTTAGATGATTTGAAAGCTAGGAGTGAAGAATCATGAAACACAATCCAATCGGTTCAAACTGGGACGATTTTGCCCGCGAAACTTTTACTGCTGACGAAATAGCAGCAAGTGATTTGCGCGTTGCTGTGATGAATGAAATCATCAAGGCACGACAAGAACAGGGGATTTCTCAAAAACGCTTGGAAGAATTGAGCGGTGTGAAGCAACCCGTGATTGCGCGTATGGAATCGGGACAAACTAATCCGCAGTTGGAAACGCTGCTGAAAATTCTTGCGCCGTTGGGTAAAACGATTGCAGTGGTGGATAAGCATCAGGCTGCCTGAAATCAATCTATTTGATTCATTTCATCAAACAAATACGGTGCAATGGAAATTTGCTTTTGATGTTCTGTTCTGCGTTTAAAATGTTCAATATCAGAACAAGTTTCCATTAAGCCTTGTACACGTCCAATTTGATGTAATAGGATATTCCGTCCATTATCACTTAACCATTGATGAAATCTCGCTCTTCGTTTCCCTTCTTCTGTGATATTTAATTTATCTAATTCTTTTTTCACATAACCATGTTCAATCGGTTCATATATGTAACGATTGATAAATCCACCATAATATTGTGGGCGATTTTGTGATTGAGTAGGTTTATTTTGGTACAACCTATCCAATTCTGCAAAAAAGGAATCTGGGAATGTTCGCACCCATGCTTGCAAGCCTTCTGCGATGTATTTTGACAATAACAAACGCAAAGCATCATGTTTGCGGTCGCGTTGAAATCCTGTTGCTTCGTCAATTAACGCGGCTAAACCTACTTGAGCAAATGCAGTTAATAAAATTTCCGCTTGGTCGGCTAGTTTAGCTTGAGATTCTTTCAGCGCACCTGCTCGTCTTGCTGATAAATACATATTACACATTAATGGCAATAAAGCAGAATCATAACCTGATTTTTTCGCGTTACCATCTGAATATTCCAGTAGTTTGGTCCGCTGGATAATGTCTTGTGTTATAAAAGGTTCTAGGTTCTTTGCAGCTAAAAAAGGGGGGAGTTTGGTCCCGTCAATTTCCAGTCTATCATTCATGCCTTTTCGGGAACGTCCGAACGCATCAAAAATAGATTTAGCAGTTAAGACACGAACACCATTGTCTAAAACAGCACATTCCAACTGCACATCGCCAATCGGTAATGTGCCTTTGTATAGTGCCAGTAATTTATCTTTTTCTTGTTTCACGATGTATCCTTTTAGGCAGCCTTAATACAGCTTCACTTTTTCTTTCACGATGCCGAATATTTGATGATTTAGTCTTAGCAAATACTTCATTCATCGCCCCAATCAAAACTGCGTTCCACATCGTAGCGATAGCGTGTTAATTCGCCCCATTCTGTGCCATCTAGCTGTTGCCATGCTTGTAGAAAATCGTTCCATTCTGGTTGGCAAGTGGTAATCATGGCTTGCCCTGTTTGTTCGTTTTGGGCAACGTACCACGTTTTTTGTATGGGGTTAAAGTTGCTGGGTAGTTTCAACATGGCTTGTTGGTTGTGATAAATCACTTCGGCTAATTGCATCATTTTTCTGCTCCTATTTGTCTTCTACTTTCCACGACACGACACGCGCCAAAATGCTTACTTTGTCGCGGTCTATGTTTTCAAAATTGCGAAAGCTTGAAATCCCCCTGCCTTTGGACTGGTAGACCTCACTTTGATTGATATTGCGCCCAAAGCAGCCTGCACTCAATACAATTTAACCTTTTCTTTGACAACGCCCAAAATGCGGTCGTTTTCTTTGATTTGCAGATAGGGGTAGTTGCTGTTGAGTGGGCGCAACATGGGGCGACTGCCGTCAAACACCAGTTGCTTGAACGTGGTTTCGTTATCGTGCAGGGCAATGACAAAGCTGCCTGCGCGTGGTTCGCCGTGTGGGTCGACCACGATAATATCGCCTTCGGTAAATTCGGGCTGCATGCTGTCGCTGCTAACGCGCAGGGCGTAGCCGTCTTTGCCTAGCTTGGTGCGGCAAACAATGTATTCTAGGTCGTCATCGTCAAACAGCTCTACTGGTTGCCAAGAACCAGCCTGCACCCATGAAATGACGGGAACGCTATATAAAGGCGTGGGCATTTCGGACACATTGGGGAGTGAGGGCTGCTTTTGAGTAACTTGCATTTCGCCTACACCTGTTTCAAGCCATATTGCAGACACATCTAGCACATTCGCAATTTTGGCAATGTGCGTTGTGCTTTTATTTCTACCTGTTTCCAATGCTGCAATGGCAGATTGCGATTTGCCAATCGCCTTACCAAGTGCAGTTTGGCTCATCTTTTTTTGTTCTCTTGCGTATATCAAACGCTCTTGCAATGTATTCATCTTAATTTCTTTCTCTCTTGATACTATTGTACTTGCAAAAATCAGTATTTTGGTACTTTACAATTCAGTACAATAGTACTTATAATGCTTAAAATTTTTTGGAGTACAACATGACCCCTGATGTTTTGTTAAAAGAACTAAATCAACGAGGCATGGGTGCAGAACAAATCGCAGCACGAATTGGTTGCTCCCTTACCTATGTTGTGAAGTTGAGAAATGGCGAACGGAAAACGCCGTCTTATCAAGTCATGGACAAAATTCGTGAACTGCATAAAGAAGTTATCCATGACTAAATTATCCCCCAAACAAGCCGCAACTGCTCGCAATAACGAAAGACTGGTCTTGCGCCATCTTGCTGCCTTGTCGCAAAAAGGTTTAAGCGATGCCATGGGTTGGAGTGAAAGCAAAGTGAGCCGCATGAAAGACGGCGATTTAGACGAATTGTGTGCAGCATTGGCTGCGCTGGATTTGAAGATTGTGCCGATTGATGCGTGTGTGGTTACGCCGCACGAACGCAAATTTATGGCGGAGCAAATGATTCTGCATTATCAGCGTGTGCTAGATGATGAGTGAAAAAAACGCCCTGAATGCACAAGGCAAACAGGGCAAGTGAGTTATGTTTAAAACAACCGTCTTCATAAGCAACGGAGCGTAAATTAGATGAAACAACAGAATGCCAAAACATCTCGGTTCCCTTTATCAGCGATGAGTGAAGTGGAAATTTTAACTCATTTCAAACGCTATCGCTTTAAAGATAAATCGGGACATGACTTGGAAATGTGCGCTGATTTTTTAGATTTAGTGCATTACGCCAAACAAAGCCCACTTCAACGACTGATACGCTGGTTACGCCAACGTTAACCCAAAGGAAAAGCCCACGCGCTAACGTGGGCAAGTTAAATATCTGTATGTGAATAGGTGAATTATGAACAATCTACCCGAAATAATCAAGCAAAACTTTTCAGGCAGCCTGAAAAATGGTGTCAATGCGCGTGAACTTCATGCGTTTTTAGAAAGCCGTCAGGATTTTTCCACATGGATTAAAAACCGTATTGTGGATTATGGATTTATTGTAAATCAAGATTTTATCTCACTCCATAAAATTGTGGAGCGAGAAACAGGCGCAACACGCCGCATTGAATACTTCCTTTCACTAGACATGGCAAAAGAGCTCTCCATGGTGGAACGCAACGCAAAAGGCAAACAAGCGCGGCAATATTTCATTGAATGCGAAAAACAACTTTCAGGCAGCCTGAAACCCACCTTGCCACAAAACTACAAAGAAGCCTTGCTGGACTTGGTGGCGCAAGTAGAAGCTAACGAAAAGCTGCAACAACAAATCACTGCCAACGCGCCAAAAGTAGCGTTTGCCGATGCAGTAGGCGATAGCGATGATGTGATTTTAATCCGCGATTTAGCCAAATTGCTGAAACAAAACGGCGTGGAGATAGGCGAGCGTAGATTGTTTGTTTGGTTGCGCGAAAACGGCTATTTAACGCTGGATAACAAAGCCACACAACGCAGCATGAATTTAGGCGTATTCCGCATGACAGAAAGCATGATTGCCACGCCACAAGGTAACCAACTACGCCTGACGACCAAAGTAACAGGCAAAGGGCAACAATATTTTTTAAAACGGTTTAAAACAGAAAAGGCAGCCTGAAAATGAGCATGATGTTAATGGTAAAAGCGATGTCGCTTGAAGTGGGCAACCCAACACGAAAATTGGTGTTGATGAAACTGGCAGACCAAGCAAACGATAAAGGCGAGTGCTACCCAAGTTACAGCACGATTGCAAAGGCTGCTGAATGCTCCAAACGCAGCGCAATGACACACGTTGAGCAACTAGAAAAAGATGGTTTTTTGATTATCCAACGCCGAAAAGTTAAAGACAATCAAAATTTGAGCAATGTGTACATTTTGACTTTGGATAAAGCGCAACAACCTAGTGAAAATTCTGCACTAGGGGGTAGTGAAAATATTTCACTAGGTAGTGAAAATTCTGCACTAGGTAGTGAAAATTCTGCACTAGGTAGTGAAAATTCTGCACTAGGTAGTGAAACCGTTGCACTAGGGGGTAGTGAAAATATTTCACCCAAACCAGTCAATAATAACCAGTCAATGAACCAGTCAATGAACCAAGAGGGTGTTACGCGCAAAACGCGTACCACAAAATCCCTCCATGCAGATGACTTGAACGCATTGCTGAATTTGGGCGTGGATAAACAAATCGCCCAAGACTGGTTGCAGACACGCAAAGACAAACGTGCTGGCAGCTTAACGCCGACCGTTGTCGCAGGTTTGCAGCGTGAAGCTGCTAAAGCTGGATTAACCGTACCGCAAGCGGTGCAAGTGGCAGCCGAGCGTAACTGGGCGCGGTTTGTGGCAAGTTATCTGCACAACGAACAACAAGGGTTTTCATGCAGCCTGAAACCGCAAGGCAACCGTATCACACGAACACACAAACACGGCGAAGAAGCTAAAAGCGGTTTAGCGCGTGATGTTTTGAAAGGGATTTTGTGATGAGAAGCACAGGTGAAGTATTGGGCGACATAAGTTTATTCAAACCCATTTCGCAAGTGCAGAAAACTTGCAACATTCACGGTATTGAATATCTTGAAATCGTTTATCCACGCTACAAAACCATTTGTCCTGAATGTCGCAAGGACAAAGAGCGTGAGCGCGAAATGGCAGAAAAAGCCGCTGCTGAAACGACGCAAAAACAAGCGCATATGGCGAGAATTGATGAGCGCATGGGTTATTCACGCATTCCGCCGCGTTATCAGCACAAAACAGTCAAAGCCTACCAAGTGGATGCGTCAAATACGCAGCAAATCCGCAATGTAGAAGCAGTAAAAGACTATGCCCACGAATTCACACGAGGCACGCATTCTGGGCGAAATTTAGCGATGTTGGGCAATGCGGGTACAGGTAAAACCCATTTAGCTTGTGCGATTGGTAACCACGTTATCCGAAACTGCGGCGGACAAGCACGATTTAGCAGCGTAGCCGAAATCAATCGCTTGGTGCGCGAGGCGAAGAGTTACAGCGGCACGGTTAGCGAAAGCGAAGTGATTGAAGCATTTGCTGCGTATGACCTGCTGATTATTGACGAAGTGGGGGTACAGAGTGGCACAGAAGCCGAAAGCCGTGCCTTGTTTGATGTGTTTAACGAGCGTTATCAAAACCTGAAACCTACGATTTTGATTTCCAACTTGGACGCTGCAGATTTTGTAGCAGCTGTTGGCAACCGCATTGCGGACCGCATCAAAGAAGATGGCGGAGAATTTCTATTTTTTAACTGGGAAAGTGCGCGATGAAGCAGCCTGAAAGGTACACCATGACCACCGACCACAACATCGTCCTACTGGACACTTGGATAGAGAAAGCAAAAGCCGCCCGTCTAGATGCTAGCGAACGTGCCGATTTGAAAGCATTTGAAGCTGCAGAAAAAGACATCAGCAACTACGAAGCGATGAAAAGCAATTATCTAGTCCAATTACAAAACGCGGAGTGAAAAAATGATACTTCTTCCTTACCCTATTTCCACTAACCGCTATTGGCGTACTTTTCGCGGCATGACCGTTGTCAGCAAAGAAGCCAAAGCCTACAAGGAGCAAGTGGCACAAATCGCACAGCTTTCAGGCTGCATCAAGCACAACGGCGACGTTAGCATAGACATCACGCTTTACCCTAAACGCAATAAAGACGGCAGCCCTAATGCGAAAGTGATGGATTTAGACAATTGCCTGAAAGTGGTTTTGGACGCGTTGCAAGGCGTAGCGTATGACAACGACAAACAGATTAAGCGCATCAACGCGCGATATGGACAAGAGCCAAAAGATGGCGGCGCGGTGTTCGTGGTGATAGAAGCGTTTCAGGCAGTCTGAAAAATCTTGCCTAAACCGCCTAAAAAACACGATTAAGGCGCAAGACAGTAATCAAACAATGTGATAGGAGCAAAAAATGTCCATTATCGCCAGTATAGAGCGCCGAGCTGACGGCTTATTTCAGCCAGCTACCGTTCTATTAAACTTATACAAATCTATTCAAATATACTCAAACATATACATTTAAAGATTTGATGTTAATTTCCTGCTTCCTAGCGGCTGGTTTCACTTATCAAGAAGATGACAAGCCAGAGCCTTCCGCTCCACAAGCTGACACGGTGGAACTCACCGCGTATTGATTTTTACAACTGTTTAAACGCGTAATCACGCAAATTTTTTGCAGCATTAACATCGCGGTCATGCTGCGTTTGGCATCGAGGACATTGCCAACTTCTTACCGATAAAGGCATTTTTTCCATTTTGTAACCGCAACATGAACACAATTTACTGCTCGCAAACCAACGGTCTGCCACAACCAAAGTGCCGCCAAATTGCGCTACTTTGTATTGCAACTGCCGTTTAAATTCAAAAAAGCCCATATCCGCCACGCTTCGCGCCAAATGACGATTTTTCATCATGCCTTTCACATTCAAATCTTCAATGGCAATAACTTGATGATTTTTCGCTAATTGAGTCGTCAATTTATGTAGGCAATCTTGGCGAATATTTTTGATTTTAGCGTGAAGTCTAGCCAATTTGTGTTTGGCTTTTTCGCGGTTTTTGCTGCCTTTGATTTTTCGGCTCAAGCTACGGCTTAAGCGTTTTAATCGGTTTAACAGGGCTTTATGTGATTTTTCGCCTGTGATGATTTCGCCATTGGATAAAGTTGCCAACGTAGAAACGCCCAAATCCACACCGATTGCGCTTTGGTTTTCAGCTTGTTTCGGTTGAATTTCAGTTTCTATGGTAATGCTCACAAACCATTTATCGGCAATGCGTGAAATTGTCGCAGACATGATTTTGCCCGAGAAACGTACGTTTTCAGTCATGCGAACCCAGCCCAAATTAGGAATTTTGATTTTATTATCAATGATTTTAAATTGGTCGTTGGAAAGATAAAAACTGTCGTGATGACCTTTTTTGCGAAATTGTGGATATTTTGCCCGACCAGCCCAAAAGTTTTTGAATGCTTTGCCTAAATCCTTAATGGCTTGTTGTGGTGCACATTTGGTTACTTCTAGCATAAACGGAAATTTCTCGCGCTTAATCGCGTTTAGCTGACGGCGCAACGACATTTCAGTTGGTTTGGGATTATCGGGATTTTCTTTATGTGCTTGATATTGTTGCTGCCAGTTATCCAATGCCCAGTTATACGCTAAACGCGCCACACCGCAGGCTTTAGCGAAATAAGTACGCTGCCTGTTGTTGGGTTTTAGGGCAATTTTGTGGGCAATCAGCATGGTTTAATGGTTTTCTTGTTCGGTTTGTTCAACGGCTTTTTTGACATTCTCTAACAATTTTTGATTTTTGCGAGAACGTGAGCCGTACAATCTAACAGAAAATACGGTAATAATTTCAAGCACATCTTTGGCTAAATCTTCTTCAAAAGAAGTGTCCTCGCCCTGATTGATGATGACGATTTCAACTTGCTTGATTTCGCAAATGGAAAAAACCAATTCTGCACCAAAACGCAGTAATCGGTCTTTGTGGGTCAAAACCAAACGTCCGATGTTTCCGTCAATAATTTGGTTTAAAAGACGTTTTAATCCTTTTTTGTGGTAGTTCATGCCTGAACCTAAATCGGCAATAATTTCATATTGCCAACCTTTGCTAGCACAATAAAGCTCTAAAACTTGTTTTTGTCGTTCTAAATCATCTTTTTGGTCATGACTGGAAACGCGAGCGTAGGCAATCGTTTTGCGATTATCAGGCAATGCTGCCTGAAAGTCGGGGTGCAGTTGGGAAAGCAAGTATCGGCGATGTCCGCCTGATGTGTAGGTTGGTTGAATTTTACCTGATTGTTCCCAACGGCGTAGGGTAATAATGGATACGCCAAGCATTTCTGCTGCTTGGCTAATGGTTAATAATCTACTCATTTTGAGTATTTTAGATTAGATTTGTATAGATTTCAAGATTGCTGTTTAAAACCCTGAAACGACTGTTTTAGCGCATTACCGTTTAGCGGATTATTGTGGCATGGGCATTAAGCCGCCCGACTTTATGGGCGCGTATGCGTGTAGCGCGTGCCACGATGCCGTAGATGGGCGTGTGAAAACCGATTTAAGCGAAGATGAATTGAGATTAGCACACGCAGAAGGCGTATTCAGAACGCAGGTTATTTTAAACAAAATAGGATTGCTAAACGCAGCCTGAAAACACAGAAAGAGAAAAATGTATCGCAATATTGACGAGTGCTTACGCCAAACGTACAAGATTTTGGGTGTGGAAATGTCGCCGCGTGGCAATACGGGTGCGGTAATGCAATGGCTGGAAACAAAGGGCGTGGGCGGTAGTGGTGGCGAGCTGTCGCAATCGGAACATCACGCTAACGCGGTGATGATTGCAAACCAAGTTTCAGGCTGCCTGAATAGTCCGTTGCTGACGGCGGTTGTAGAGTGTCAATACGGCAAGACGGATAACGTGTTGATGATTGCAGGTGCGTTGGTGGCAAACAAGATTTGCGATGATGTGAGCTTCGCGGTGGATATGTTACGGCATATCTACAGCATGGGCGAAAAGCCGCGTCGTGTGTGGATAATAGACAAGTACGATTTGCACGATATGACTTTTGCACGCAAACGCGCAAAATTTGAAAATCATTTAGCAAACTGGGAACAAAAAGCGCGGTTTCAGTTGCAACGTGAATTTGTTGAAAAAGGCATTCTATCTGCTTGAAAAAGTGTGAGTTTTTTACTATAATTTCACTATAATTAGGCGATGGTTGTATGAAAATGATTCATCGCGCAAAATGCAGCTTGAAAATGTGGATTTCATCGTGTTTTCAGGCTGCATTTGTTTTCAGGCTGCGTTCAGTTTGTCGTGCAATGCTTTAAGCGCGTCTCTAATCACTTGGATTTGAGAATTGCCTGTTTGCTCGCATAGCTGCTCAAATAGTTGCGTGGTTTCAGGGTCGAAGTTGAATTTCTTTTGAATAATGCCGTGCTTTTCGTTGCTGCGGCGTTGGATTTCGGTTCTTGACAGTGCCATGGTTCTATCCTAAGATTGAGTTTAAGGGGAAACCTTGGCAGGGTGTCGTTACCACCCCACCAAGTCTCTTGTTACATCAAGCTATCGCTTTTCAGTATCAAGAGCAAGAGAATGAAAAGTGCAAGTCTTAACATTTCCTGTCTCCTTAAATTTGCCCTTTAGCATGATTGCAGGTTGGGCGTTAAACCTATCAACAACCGTGAATTGTTGATAGGTTTAATTATGTAGTACCATACTATATTTAGCAAGTACTTTTTATTATATTTTTGAATATAACCGCTTGAATTTAAAACATTCAGGCGGTTTTTTATTGGACTTCCCCCATGAAACGTATGGCACTCAACCTAAAAATACATCAACACATTATCTTGCCAAGTGGACGTGTGGCGCGTGTAAAAGAAATCGCGCGTGATGTGATTGTGTTTGTGTATTGCGATACGAGCAAGCGGCTGGAATTGAGCCGCTTTTTTTGCGTTGAATGGTTTAGAAACGAATAAGGACAAACAACATGAGCGAGAAAACAAAACGCCCAGTTGGGCGACCGAGTATTTACACCGATGAATTAGCCAAAGAGATTTGCAAGCGCATCGCAGACGGCGAGAGTTTAAGGGCGATTTGTCGTGATGAGCATATGCCGCACCGCGATACAGTGCGAACATGGTTAAACGAAAGTAGTAAATTTTCCGCCCAATACGCGCGTGCGAGAGAATTACAAGCCGATTACTTTGTCGATGAAATCATTGAGATTGCAGACAACGCCAATGCCGAAAGCAGCGTAGAGGTGCAAAAAGCAAAATTGCGAATTGACACACGCAAATGGGCAGCTGAAAAGCTCAGCTCAAAAGCCTATGGTGCAAAAGTGGAAGTAAAGCGCAATACCGCAGATTTAAGCGATGAAGAGTTAGCAGCGGAGTTGGCACGATATGGAATTAAACAACCGTGAAAAACTCGCCCTGCTAAAAGAATACAAACTGCGTCAAGCAAGAGCAGATTTTTTAACCTTTCGCAAAATAGTCAATCCCAACAACAAATGGGGCTGGTGGCAAGAGGAAATCGCACTAGTATTGCAACAATTTTACAATGACTTGATGGCTGGCAAACGCCCGAAATTGGTTATTCAAGCACCTCCGCAACATGGCAAATCAGTTCAAATTGTGGACTTTATCGCATGGGTTGCAGGCAAAAACCCCGATTTGCGTACCATTTACACATCATTTTCGGAGCGTTTGGGCGTTCGAGCCAATTTAAAGCTACAACGGCTGTATGACAGCAATCTATACCGCGAAATTTTCCCACAAACCTTAATCAATCAATCCAATTCAGCAACCATTTCAGGGCAATCGCTACGAAACCGCGAGATTTTGGAATACGTTGGACGCGACGGCTATTTTCGCAACACTACCGTTGGTGGCTCAATTACAGGCGAGAGCCTAGATTTAGGTGTGATTGACGACCCAATCAAAGGACGAAAAGAAGCCAACAGCCTAACCGTAAGGGACGGCGTTTGGGATTGGTTCACGGATGATTTTTTAACCCGTTTTTCAGAAAACGCAGGGTTACTAGCCATTTTGACTCGTTGGCATATCGATGACCCAATAGGGCGATTGATTGAGCGTGTAGATGGCGTACAAGTGAAAAGCTATCCAGCCATAGCAGAACAAGACGAACCACACCGAAAACGCGGCGAAGCCCTGTTTCCAGAGCATAAAAGCCTAGCATTTCTGTTAGAGCGAAAGCAAGCCATGCCGCTAGCCAACTGGGCGGCACTGTATCAACAACGCCCCACACTGCAAGAAGGTGGTTTATTTAAACCCGACCGCCTGCACATTATCCACGCATTGCCAGCCGACAAAATCTGCTGGATACGTGCATGGGACTTGGCAAGCACAGCAGACGATGGCGACTACACCGCAGGCGCATTACTGGGCGCATTGTCAGATGGGCGATTCGTGATTAAACACATCGCGCGAGGTCAATACGATACCGATGTGCGCGATGACGTGTTACGCAACACCGCAGCCAAAGACGGACGGCAAGTCAAAATCAGCATACCGCAAGACCCAGGCGCAGCAGGCAAAGCACAGATTTTGTATTTAACCAAACAACTGGCAGGGTTTAGCGTGCAATCCAGTTTAGAAACAGGGGACAAAGTTACGCGAGCCGAACCGTTTGCATCACAAGTTAACGTGGGTAATGTGTTGCTGCTGGACGATGGCACATGGGATAGCCACGCGCTAGTTGCCGAAATGCGCCACTTTCCCAATGGTACGCACGACGACCAAATTGACGCATTAAGTCGCGCATTCAACGAATTGATGAGTAAACGCAACCGCCAACACGCCCATTTTTCAATGTGATTGCAGGCTGCTTTAAAAAAGCACCCAAAAGGAAAGAAAATGCCTTTAACCAAAACCCACGCGGTTACACAAATGCACAACCGCAACAAAATGATTGCTGCTCTAATTGGTGGCGAATCAGCCATGCGAGCAGCAGGGCAAACCTATTTGCCACAAAACGCGCGTGAAAGCGATGGCGACTACAAACGCCGTTTGCAAACATCGGTGCTATTTCCCGCCTTGTCCGAAACCCTATCGCAAATGGTAGGACGTGTGTTTTTCAAACCCATTCAAACCGAGCAAGTAGCAAGCAGCCTGCAACCTTTGTTGAGCAATGTGGACTTGCAAAATAACAATTTGGATATTTTTGCGATTAACTGGTTTTATGATGCCTTGGCATTTGGGGCGAGCTATGTGTTGGTGGATTTTCCCACAACCAGCGGCACATTAGCCGACAACCGCAACACGCGGCCTTATTTGCTGCATATTCGCAATGCGGACGTGCTAGGCTTTAAGCATGAAACGCGCAACGGTAAGCCGATTTGCACCCAGTTTCGCTATCAACAAAAACTAACCGTTGATGACGGCGAATTTGGCGAAAAGCAAATCACACAAATTACCGTGTGGGATTTAGGGCGCATCAGACGTTATCGCTACAACGACAGCCAAGTTCTAACGCTACACGATGATTTTGAAATACGCACAGCAACTGGCAAGCCATTGGACTTTGTGCCTGTGGTCGATTTAGTGTTTGAGCCAACCAGCTTTTTTGTGGGCAATCCACCGTTGCAGAAATTAGCGTTTTTGAATGTAAAGCATTGGCAAATGCAATCGGACTATCACAATATTGTGCGCTTCACTTCCATTCCACTGCTTGCCTATTCGGGCGATGAGCGTTTTGGCGAAGCAGGCGATGCAACAGTAGCGGTAAATAATTTATTCGATTTAGGCAAACAAGGCAGCCTGCAATATATAGAACATTCAGGCGCAGCGATTAGCAGCACAGTGGTTGCGTTAGAGCAGTTAAAAGAAGACATGGCAATCGCAGGGGCAAAACTGCTCACCCGCACCAAATTAGCCTTAACCGACAGCCAAGCACGAGACGAGCAAGGCAAAGAAATTTCTAAATTACGCATGTTTGCCAATCGCACAACCGATGCCATAGGTCGCGTATTAGACTTTATGGCAACGTGGTTGAACTTGCCCAATCACGACGGCGGTGTGGTGCAAATTTCAGGCAATATTGATGCAGATTTTGACCCCAGCGCAAGCTTTGCTGATGTGTTAAAAATGCAGGCTGCTGGGGTTGTGAGTCATCAAACCGTATTTGAAGAAGCGCAAGCGCGAAGCATTGTATCGCCACAACGCAATTGGCAAGATGAACAAAACCGCCTTGAATTGCAAGGTGGTTTGGATTTAGATTTCAGGCAACCGAAAAATGAATGAAACTTTAATCAATCTACTGATTACGCGCCATATTGATTTAATGCGCTATGAAAAAACCGTTCGCGCCGATGTGTTTTCGCTGCTGGACGGTATGCAAAACGATATCAGCGCAAATATTCTGGTCGGCAGCCTAAACCGTGTTGAGCGCGTGATGACAGACGGTTTTGCGTTGATACAAAATGTGCTTGATGTGCTGCCTGTATTGGATAGCGAGACCATATGGCTGGCAGCAGCTTTGGGCGGTTTGGCGACCGCTTATGGGCTAAAAGACAAAATTAAGCCATTGACGAAAGATAAGCTAAAAGAGTTGGCGGATAAATTCACAATCGGCGGTTTAACGCTGCCTGAAACGTTGGCAAAGCAGCGCGATAACTTGATTTTGCGCCTAAACGCGTTGGTACGCAGCGCAAAGATTGACGATGTATTACCAAGCATGGACGACATCGCAGACACATTCAAACGCGCCAAGCAAACCGCCCAAACCATGACAAAAACGTGGATTAACAGCGCGAAACATACCGCACATGAAGCCTTTGGTAAGATTAACCCATTTGTGAAAGGCTATCGGCATTTGTCGGTTTTGGATAGCAGCACAACCGTATTGTGTACGCATCGCAACGGCTTGTTGTGGGACAAAAAGCACAATCCGATTGGACACGCCGAAATCTTTAAAAGACCACCTTTGCACCCCAATTGTCGCAGTCAAATCGTGTATGTGTATGATTTGGACGAGCCGTTTAATGGGTTTACGGGTAGCGATTGGGTGCAATCACACAGCCTAAACGAATTGCAGGAGCAGTTCGGCAAGGGCATTGGGCAGATGCTGTTTGACGGAAAAATTCAATTGCATGAAGCATTGGACGGTTTGAAACCGCTTACTTTGGAACAGTTGCAGGATAAATTAAGCATACCTGAGACAATTCGGGCGATTGAGCGTAAAAACTGGTCTGATGAATTTAAAGAAAAAGCAAAATCAACTTATTATGATTTTAAACATGAAAACATTGAATTAGACAGTCATTTTATTGCAAGATTATTAGATAGAAATAGTAAACATCGTCCAATTATTACCAGTGATGATGTAAAACAATTTATTTTGAATAACCAAGCTAAATACATTCAGGAAGACGGTCGGTTAGTGTGGATTGATGATAAAATGAAGATGACTTTAATCCAGTCATCTGATGACGGTATGTTTGTTACCCTTATGAGAAAAAATAGCGTGAAATCAACATGGAAACAAATCTAATCCCTACATTTAAAAAAATTGCCAGCGCATTTATTCAAACGCAGGGCAAAGATGAAAGTATTGCCGAATTATTGCCGCAAGATTATCAAATAGATTTTCAACAACGGCATGATGATTTAAATCACTTTCGCTGTGCGTTTGCTTGGACATTGGAAGATTTGGCTTTAATAGTTTTTGAACAAACTAATGCGCCATTTTGGGAAAATGTGGCAGATACACTTTCTTGGGCGAACGATGATTACACAGAGCAACAATGGCAGGAATTATTTGATTATCTAAAATCAGTAATAGCGTAAATTTTAATTTTTCAGGCAGCTTGATTTTCAGGCTGCCTTTTTTCACGCCCGATTAAGTCGGGCTTTTTTCGTTTCTAGGAGACAACAACATGAAATATCGTAACCAATTCTTAAAATATGGTTTTCATCAACAAGCTGGCGCAGACGGCGCAGACACAGGTTCAGGCGGTCAAGGACAAGCCGAACCTAAAACATTCACGCAAGCAGAAGTAGACAAATTGCTTGCCGAACAAGTGGCAGGCTTAAAAAACAAAAACAGCGAATTGATTGGCAGCCTGAAAGATGTCAAAACCCAGTTGGCGCAATTTGACGGCATCAATCCCGATTCAGTTCGCCAAATTCTAAAACAATTTGCCGATGACGAAGAAGCCAAGCTCATTGCAAGCGGCAAAATTGACGAAGTGTTGAACAAGCGCACCGAACGCATGAAAGCAGACCACGACAAAACCACAGCCAAATTGCAAGGCGATTTGGACACGGCATTGGCACGTTCGGCGAAGTTTGCGGAGCGTGCTTTGAGTGGCGCGGTGCGTGAAGTGGGCGCGGCGTTGAATGTTCATGCTACGGCGTTTGAAGATGCGCTGTTGCGTGCCAAATCACAATTTGAAATTGATGACGAGGGCAACGCGATTGCAAAAGACGGCGTTTATGGCAAGGACGGTAAACCGCTTACATTGCAAGAATGGTTCGAAAGCATGAAAGAAACCGCGCCGCATTGGTTTCCTGTGGCAAGCGGTGGCGGTTCTTCGGCGAGTGGTTCGAGCGGTTCGGGTATGCCCAAATCGTTGGCAGATTGCAAAACCGATGAAGAACGTATCGCCTATATACGCAGTAAAACTCAATAATCCGTTGCAGGCTGCCTGAAAACGGATTTTTTTATTTTTAATTTAAGGAAAAAATAACATGACTTTTGATTTGCAGGTATTTAACCAACAAACTTATACAACCATGACAGAAGTCGCCGACCAAGATGTTGCCAAATTCAATGAAGCATCCAATGGCACAATTGCCTTATTTAACAAGCCATTTGCAGGCGATTTTGACATTTCGACAGCGTTTCACAATGTAGCAGGCTTGGTTCGCCGTCGCAATGCATATGGTTCAGGCACAGTAGAATCGGTGCGCTTGAAAGAATTGTTGAATATTGCGGTGAAAGTGGCGGCTGGTACTGCGCCGACTGAATGGGAAGCGCAACAATACAACTGGACATTGCGTAATCCTGAATTAGCCGCCATTCAACTGGGTACGCAACTGGCAAAAGGTCGCATGGCAGATATGTTGAACACAGGCATTTCTGCTGCTGTGGCGGCGATTTCGGGCAATGCGGCAATGGTGCAAGATGGCGCAAGTGCCGCCCCTACGTTTAATGTATTGAATCAAGGCGCGGCAAAAATGGGCGACCGTTCAGGCAGCCTGAAAGCATGGGTGTTGCATTCTTCAACCATGCACGCTTTATTCAGCAATGCGTTGAGCAACGTGGAGCGTTTGTTCACTTATGACGGTGTGAATGTCGTTCGCGACCCATTCGGGCGTGTGTTTGTGATTACAGACTCTCCTGCTCTGTTCAACTCAAACGTGTATCACACATTGGGCTTGGTGGAAAACGCGATTTTGGTAAACGATAATAATGATTTCAACGCAGTGATGGTCAATGAAACTGGTAACGAAAATATTAAAACGGTTTATCAGGCTGAATGGACGTTTGGCGTGGCGGTTAAAGGCTATTCATGGGACGAAAGCAAAGGCGGCAAATCGCCAAACGATACCGCCATTGCTACGCCGACAAGTTGGAAAAAAGCGGCAACGAGCAATAAAGACACAGCAGGCGTGTTGATTAAAACAGCGTGATATTGCTTTTTAGGCAGTTTGAATTTTTCAGGCTGCCTATTTTTTTGAAAGGTGTAAACATGAAAATTTTGTATTTCACAACGGATTTTTCGGCTGAAAATGTAGCGTTTGCTGAAAAGCATGGTTTGATTATGCGCAACGCTTCGGCGGTGGAAACAGCGGCTAATATTGAGTCGTGTGATTTTGTTTTGGGTCATGTGCCAAAATCGTATCAAAATTTGCCTGTGTATGTGATAGATGAAAAGCAGTCGGTGTCGGTTGATGAGCATCATGCGGTTTTAGCTGAAAACGAGCAGCTCAAAGCGCGTATCGCAGAACTGGAAAACAAAAAACAGTCAAAATCCAAAGACAAAACAGAGTAGTTTGCAGGCTGCCTAAAAAAATTGAAACCTCTGAAAGATTAGCGGTCTTTCAGAGGTTTTGTTATGAATAAATGATGATGAAATGTGATAAATCAACATGAAAGATTATATAGAAATTCTCTTAAAAGGTGTAGAAAAAATGGAAAAATTATCCAGTAAACGCGTATTGTTGCTGTGGTTTGTCGTGATTAGCTGCATTTTTGCGTGGCAATGTGCACCTATTTTGAACGCTATTAGCCAATTACTTTTGGCAGTGAAATAATGTTTTCAGGCTGCCTGAAAGAAAGGAAATGCAATGTTGAGTTATGCAACACTGGATTATGCCAACGAATACCACGACGCACGCCAAACATCATCGCGCTGGGACGACTTTGCGCCTGAACAAAAACAGCAACGCTTGGTATCCGCAAGCGATTTAATCGACCGCATTTTTCGTTATGCAGGCAAACCTGAAAGCGACACACAAATTCGCGCCTTTCCGCGTATTTTGCACGAAAAGCAGCCTGCACTTTTGCCCGAAGCGGTTAAACAGGCGTGTTGTGAGTTAGCTTTGTTGGACGATATTTCAGGCAGCTTGCCCAGTGCGGCAAAAGTGAAAAATGTGGGCGGTGTGATGTTGTCTAGCGGTGAATGTGCGAGCGATGATAAGCAATGGTCTTTGGCTATGGTGGGCGCGGTGCGTTTATTGCAGCCGTTTGTGTCGAGTGAACGCATGGTGCGATTGGAACGCGGTTGATGAATGTTGAAATGGAATGGGAAACGTCGCCGCAATGGGGGCGTTTGTTGCAGCTTGATTTGTCCGAGCCAATGCGTGAAGTCGGGCGTAAATTAGAAACTTCGGTTATTCAAAACTATAACCAACAACGCAGCCCTAGCGGCGTGCCTTGGATTCAGTCGCAACGTGCGAAAAAAGATGGTGGCAAAACGCTGATTGACACGGGGCGTATGTTGGCAAGTTTGACGATGGTTTCGGGGAGTGATTTTGTGGAAGTGGGTTATCCGCAAGGCGATATTCCGCGTTGGCTGCATTTTGGCGGTCCGAAAAATAATCTGCCTGCGCGTGAACATTTGGGCTTGCGCGATGATGACGAAAGTATGATTTATCAAGCTTTGGCGGATTATTTTGAGCGGTTGTTGAGTTGATTTTCAGGCAGCCTGAAAGGTTTGAAATGTTACAAAATTATTTTGGAATTGGCACGGCAATTGAAACGCGGTTGCGTGAGCAGTTTGGCGATGAAGTGGAGCTTATTTGTAGCCCGTTTACGGTAAACAACCCAAACGATTTAAAGAAATACACGGTTTCGCTGCATTTGTCGCCGTTACCGTCTGTGTTTGGCAATTATTCGGGCAATGGGGCAAAACAGGCGGAAACGCAGCGTTGGCAGGTGTCGTTGTGCTATAAGTCGCCTAGCACGGTGGAAGAAGAACAGGTTATGCGTGATACGGTGGGCGATTTGTTGTTACGTGTGCGCCGTTGTTTGCAGGGGTTTGCGTTATTTGATGTGGGCGGTAAGTCGCTGCGTGTGGTGGCGAACCAGTTTTATATGACGGACGATTGCCGTTTTCGGATTTTTTCGTTTACGGTGGAAACGGAATGTGTGATTTAGTGGGGGTCTGATTTTTTCAGGCTGCCTTTTTTTGATGCTCGCATTTGGTGGGCTTTTTTATGGAGATTGAAAACATGGCTCAATTGGTTAAACAGTATTACAGTGGTCAGGGCATGGTTTACGCTGCGCCTTTTGTGGGCGGTACGGTGCAAACGCATAAGGCGCGTTGGATTGGTAACGTGCCGAATTTGGAATTGGCGGTTGAAGTGGAGGAGTTGTCGCACAAGGAATCGCATAGCGGTTCGCGTTTAAAGGATTTTACGTTGCGTAAGGAATTGGCGGCGAAATTCAAGCTGACAATGGAGGATTTTTCTACGGATAACTTGGCGATGGCGTTTGCGGCAAGTGTGGCGGTTGTGCCGAAAGGTAAGGTAACCGATGAAACTTCGCCTACCGATTTGGCTGTGGGCGATAACTGGCTGTTGTCTAAACAAAAAATTGCTAAATTAGTGATTAAAGACAGTACGAGTAGTCCGGTTACTTTGCAAGTTGGTATGCATTACAGCGTTGATGAAACCTTTGGTCGCGTGGAAATTTTTGACGTGAGCGGTTTGAAATTGCCGTTGTTGGCGACGTTTGAGCATGAAGCGGCTGACGTGTTGGATTTGTTGGTGGCGAAAACGGACAACTATTATTTGCGCTTTGAGGGTTTGAATACGGCTGACGGTAATCGCCCTGTTTTGGTAGAAATTTTCAAAGCTTCTGTTCCGCCTGCAAAAATGCTGTCGTTGATTAACGATGAATTGGCTTCGTTTGAATTGGAAGGCGATGTGTTGTTGTACAAAGGTGCAACAGTTCGCGTAACGAAATTGTGATTTCAGGCAGCCTGAAAAATGGCTGCCTTTTTTGATTGGTTAAACCATGAAACTGACACACCCAAACAGCGAAAGTATCGAATTATCGCATGACTTGCTATGGAAAGATGAATTTGAATGGTCGGATTTGGCACAAACTGAGCCTGTTCGCACGCTTTCGGGCGCATATATCGTGCAGCAAGGGATTAAGAAAAAAGGTCGCCCGATTACGCTTGAACCGCCTGACGACAGTATGGCTTGGCACACGCGTCAAGTTGCTGAAAAACTGCAAGCATGGGCGATGCAGCCTGAAACCCAGTTCACGCTTGAAATGGCGCAAGGGACGTTTACGGTTATTTTTGATAACGCGCAAACGGCGGTTTCTGCCAGCCCTGTTTTGGGATATGGCAGTATCAAACCGAGCGATTATTTTCGTGTTTCTTTGAAATTTTTAACTGCTTGATTTTCAGGCAGCCTGAAAGCAATTCTATGACCCTCCAACACACCCAACTCACTCAACAAGACCTACGCATCTACAAATCCCAACGCAACACCGACACCGACGACGGCGGCGGCGCGATGACTTCCACGCCGCTCACAGGCAAAGACAACGAACTATTCAACCCCATTTCCGACGTGGACAGAACCATGGGCGCATTTGATGCACGCCTTACCTACGCAGCCGTTTTGCGCGGCGACGACAGCGCATTACTCGGCGCAAACGTCATCGTCTCCCAGCCGCCTGAGCAAGACAACGTGTCCGTGCTGATGTTGCCAGCCGATTACGACGGACAAGAACGTCTAGACATGATGCGCCGCGCCGAAGCCTACAGCGTTTATAACACCGAAACACGCATGGTGTTATTCGGCAAACACACCAAAGGCGCAAAGCAAATTCAAGTCTACCAAGACGCTGAGAACAAAAACATCCCCAAAGTCGGCGAGCGTTTCGCGCTGGTTTATACCGAAGACGACACTGAAAAAGCGGAATATTTCCGCGTCGGCAGCGTGTCTAGCCAAGTGGAAACGTTTGAAGTAGAAGACGGCTCAAAGTTCGACAAACGCGTCATCATAATGGGCATTCAGGCTGCATTAAATCGCGATTTTAACGGCGTGAACTATCCTGTGCGCGGTTATGCCAATGCACCGATTAAGGTGTATCAAACGCAAATTGCGGATTCGGCGAAGTATTACGGCATTCGTGCTTTAGCTGCGCCCTTGCAACAAGGTTCAGCCAGCGCAAAAGTGGACAGCATTTTTGAACAACTCGTTCCCACGTCTACCGATGAAAAAACGCTAGTCGATAGCTTTAGCGGCGGTGTGCCTGTTTGGTTGCCCATTGCGCCACGCCGTGTAGTGGCGCGCATCAATCAATGGGTTTCAGGCAGCGTGTATTTGGAATGCAGCGTATTACCAGGCAGCGTGGAACTAGGCGACTGGACGGACACCGCGCAAGGCAGCCTGAAAAAACACAACACGGTTTTAAGCGTGGATTATGCCAATGGTGTGATTAGCGGCTTAAACGGCGTATGGATTGGCGAAATCAACGCCGTACCAGCCGCTTCATACCGAAATTATGGCTACAGCAGCAAAATCCGTGTAGATGCGACCACCATCGGCACAGACTTTACGGCATTGCTGCGACCACTCCCAGCATTGGGCAGCGTCGGCGTATCATATCGCGCACAAGGGGCGTGGTATGACTTAAGCGATAGCGCAGACGGCGTGTTGCGCGATGAATTGGGGCAATCGCGCGGCACGATTAACGCGCGAACAGGCAGCGTAGCCATTTCCTTGCCGACCGTACCAGAAGTGAATAGCAATATTGAGATTTCATGGTCGCCTGTGGATTTTTACAAGACGTTTGACGGCGGCGATTTGGGCGCGGCGAGCAGTCCGAAACAAGCCGATGCGATGACGCAACTGCCCGATGCGCCTAAACAAAACCTGAAACCGAGCACCATTCGTTTAACGTGGAACGATGGCGCAGAGCGTGTCGCAACGGATAGCGACGGCAAGTTGGTGGGTTCGTGCCAAGGAACGGTGAATTATGCAGGCGGTACGCTTTCGCCCGTGAATTTGAACGCCGCTTCGGTTCGACTCACGGCGCAGCAGTATTCAGGGATTGCCGAGCGCAAAGAAGTGGCAACATCGCAAGACGACAACGGCATCACGCTACTCGTGGGCGCGCCGATTCAGAAAGGCACGTTGTCGTTACAAATGGAGCTGGGCAGAAGCAGCAGCCTGTCAAAAGATGTGATTTATGACAAACCGAAGCTGCCATTCATTTAAGGAGAAAACCGCATGAGCAATACGATTTTAAGCCGCAGCGAAACCGTGTTCACCGACAACGGAAACGGCATGTTGTGCGTGAATGGGCGCGTGATTGCAGGCAGCCGCGTGGATTACGACGCAGGCGTTGTCTATCTGCCCAAAGAGCCGTTACGCGACAATATTTATTCGCCCAACTACGATGAATTTAACATCACCGACCGCAGTCCCAAATACACCGCCATTTCGGGCGGCACGATGGTAGAAAAAGTGAACGTGCGCATTCAGGCTGCATCAACCGCCACAGTGGGCTACATTTCCGCCGCCGATACGCGAACGATTGACCTCACCATCGGCAAAGGACAGCACGTGTTTAACGTGTTGGACGGCATTCCTAAACCGTGCATGGCATTGTTCAATTCATGGGCGTTTGAGATTTCAGGTGTGCATACCGTAGAACGCGGCGGCACACTCTATCAAAACTGGGACGCATTCAAAGGCACGGGCAAAGTGGTGGGCAATATGACGACAGGCGGAACAGTTACCGTGTTGGGCATTGCGCCGAACGTCGCGCCCAATATCAAAGTGCTGCAAGGCGTGTATACAGGCGTAGATGGTTCGCTGGCGCAAAAATTCTACGGACACACCAAAATCGCGCCACTCAAACCGCAGTCTTTTATCGCCTATGCCGAAGTGAATGGCAAAACCCTGATTGGTCGCAGCGATGCAGAAGGCAATATCACGGGCGATTTAACAGGCAAAGTGGATTTAGCCACAGGCTCGTACGAACTGGATAGTGGCAAAGGCGTGGCACAAGATACCGTGCGTTACAACGCCGTCGCACAAGTGTATCTACCGCTGGATAGCAGCGTGATTGGCATTGATGCGACCCGTTTACCCGCCGACGGCAAAGTGCCTGTGCTGCACGTTGGCGATATGGTGGTGATTAGCAATCATCTGAAGCACGATTTAGGCAGCGCACACCAAGCAGGACAAACCGTGTCGCTGCCAAGACAAAACCTAGACCGCTTGTGTATCACAGACAACCAAGGCACACACCTCAACGCTGAACTGTACGATTACGACCTAGTCAAAGGCACGGTGACGTGGCAAACCTCACTGGATTTAAGCGCGTATCAACTGCCGCTTGCTGCCGTGTGCATTTGGGAAGAAGAAAACCGCCTGATGGGCGTAGACATCAATGGCAGCCTGAAACTGCAATTTCCCATTTCGCGTGATTACCCAGTGGACAACACCCACATTTCATCTGCCATTTTATTGGGCGACATGAATGTACGCGCCAGCGAACCGTTTAGCCAAGCCGCATGGACGCAAGTGTGGCAAGACACGCGCATTGGCGCCCCGATTTTAGCGCGGCTGAATGTGGCGGATTACCCGATGACGCTCACATCAGATGGCGCAGTGTCGGAGCGGTGGCTGCTGAAATTTAACAACACCACACAGTTTGAACTGTATGGTGAGCGTTTGGGCTTGATTGCCGAGGGCGATATTTACAACGATTTCGCGCCTGTGAACCCTGTCACCAAGAAACCGTATTTCACCTTACCGAGAGCGGCGATGACGGGCGGATTTGCCGCTCAAAACTGCGTGCGTTTCAACACCTACGGCACACCGCGTGGCGTGTGGGTGATTCGCAGCGTGCAGCCGTCGGCGAAGCGGCAGAGTCAGAAGGACGGGTTTATGCTGTGTTTACGAGGGAATACTGTTGCGACCGCTTAAAAAAGCAGCCTGAAAAAACAAAAAAAGTCGGCTTAAAAAAACCGACTATTTCAATCTTTCAGGCAGCCTGAATATTCAACGCCGCAATTTCCGCGCTGGTTTGTGACAATTTACCGTTTTGATACAACCATTGCGCCGCTTCTTTCCATGAATACAACGCCGATTTGCCCGTGATATACATCGGCGCAGGAAAATGCTCGCCGCGCTTACCCAAAGCGTATTGCGACAACGCTGCACGACTTAAGCCTGAACGCTGCGCGATTTCGCCCAAAGTGGCATAGCCCGTTTCTTGCAGCACCAAATCGTGAAATCCCGCTTGCTGGATTTGCGTGAACGCGCTTTGTACCGCCGTTTGTGCGTCGGGCGCTTCACGGTCAAATTCCAAGCACACCGCGCCATTGGTGCTAAAGAGCAAAGCATCATCACAGCCTGCTTCAAACAGCGCGTCTTCCAGTTCGCTGTTGTGCGTGGCGTGGCGAATGAGAATTGTGAAGTGATAAGTGTTCATGCGCATTCCTTTACTTTGCGGATAATTTGTTTCGCGTGGTTCTCTGGCGATTTAGGCGTACTCCAAATGCTCATTTGGTGTTCACGATGTCCTTTCAGGCAGCGTAAACGACAAAACGCATGGGCGGATTTGCCTGAATCTACCACTTCCCAGCCGTGTTGCAAGGCGAACTCTATGGCAGCGCGAATGTGTTTATTTGGGTGTTTATTCATGCGTTGTATTTTAATTTGACTGTTTACATCTGTAAACAGTTATTTCAGGCTGCCTGAAAAAAACATTCTTTCATTATTCAAATCTTAATTAACAAGGAAACCTCTCATGCCAACCGTAATCCCTCACACCCCCACACGCGTTCCTGTAACTGTTTACCGCGCCACAGATGAGGGCGCACCTGTTTTAAAAAACGAAAAAGGCAGCCTGAAAACCCTACTCAAAACCGTATTAGCAGGCGATGGCTACGGCAATAAAAAATCTCTGCGCTGGCAGATGTATGAAGAAACCAGCACCGAAGTAACGTTTCACTATGGCACAGGGTTTGGGCTGAAAGTGGACAATGCCAACAACGGTTACATCAACACGCATATGGTTCACGGGGACAAGTTTGAAACGTATTTGGGCAACAGCAACCAAAGTCTCAATCATTTCGCGCATATCAACAATTACGCTATGCAAAACTGGCTGTTGGTTGGACACAGCAAAGGCTTTATGCTTGTGCTGCCTGAAAGCACCAGAACCTCGCAAATCTTGTTCTTTGGCGAAACGGTAGGCTTTTTTAAAAACGAGCGCAATGTGGCTTATGTTAATACGTCGTATGGTTATTCTAATACTTGGGATAACGGTTCATTAAACGATAGCTCCCATTGTCCAATCTTAATGCCCAGCTCTGCCTTCAAAGACCCAACAGGCGCATTTAGCCCACCTACAACGGTGGTGGTTAATCCCTTATCCCCATTCAGCACCACCGCCTTAACCTTTCCAGACACCTTGTACCAAAACTGCTTAGCCAGCGCGATAACATTAGTGGAACAAGACGGCTCACCGCGCAGCATCCTACCTGCGCTATTTTGGTCGGCGCACGATTTGCAAGACGTGAGCGAATTGAGCAAAGTGGAAATGCAAGACGGGCAAGACTACATCAAGCTCAACTTGCACGATAGTGGCGAAAGAACCCACTGTTTCGTCCTCAATGTAACCGAATGGGAACTGTAACCATGTTGCTCAACCACCAAAGACTACTCAACCACGGTGCACGTTACAAAGGCAACGCCTACATTTCAGGCGAAGGAACAGGCATTGTTACCGTGAACGGCAAACCCTACGCCTGCCTCGTCATCGCACTAGACCGCGAAACCTTAGAAACCGCGCGCAAAGTGTGGAGCGACACCGACGGCAATTACGTGCTGTACAACCTCAATCCCGACAAGGAATACATTGTAATGGCGATTGACCCCAAAAAGGAATACGAACCCCCAACATGGGACTGCATTAAGCCATTTGTTGCGCAGTCCGCATAAAAGGCAGCCTGAAACATGCAAAGCAACGCCATTTCACTCACTTTCACACAGTTGCGCCGCACACCGCCAGCGTCCAACACCTTGCCGCTTGCATTGGGCAAAACGCAGCCTGAAACCCCAATCAATCCCACACCGCAGCCTGAAAAGCCTGAAACCAAACCCATTGTGGCGACTGATTTCAGCGTGGGCGTGTCTCAACACAGCGCATTGGCGCATTGTGTGCAGCACCGCAGTCAAGTTGCCAGCTTATCACTGTCATATACTGCTAACAGCGTGGACGTGATTGATGTTTCAGGCTGCCTGAAGATACGCAACCAAGGTTTACGCAGCCTGAAACGCCACGAGCCAATCCGCCAAACCATTGCGCCGTTTCTTTCAGGCTGCGTTAAAACCGCTCAAGTTGCCCTGAACACACTTTCAGGCTGCCTGAATAACCCAAACACTGCCAGCGAAGCGTTACACAGTTGCGCCAAAACCACTCAAAGCGCAAAGCAACGGCTCAACCGCAGCGCAAACAGCGACTACAGCGCGCAAATCGGTTATCAAAGCGATTGGGAGATTTCATACAGCCGCAGCGCAAGCGTTCACAACTGCCAGCACGGCGATTGGCAACGCGCAGCAGCCGTGCCGTGTGAATGGTATCCCGTGATTGAGTTGCCCGCGCCTGTGCCCAAAAAACGCCCTTGCGGCGCAAAACCCAAAAGCAACGCCGTACCGCTTCACTTCACACGCAGGCGCGGACAAGTCAATTCGCGTGAATTGCCGTTGCCGTTTAGTTGCGGTGGCATGAAAACCGTTATCCCACGATTGGAAAGCTACATTATGCTCAACATTATTTCTGCGACTTCAGGCAGCCTGAAACTCAATCCCCTATCTGCCAGCGCGTCATGCGACACATCGGGTTATTATTGGACGTGCGAAACCACTTTACCGCCCGATGATTTCGCCGCGCTGAATTTGGCGCAATACGACCAAGGCAAAGAGCCGCTGATTACGCTGCAAATCAATGAAGACACGTTTACTTTTATCGCTGAAAGTTACCGTGATAATCGCCAGTTTGGGCAAAACAGCTACACCGTCAGTGGACGCAGCCAAACGGCAAGACTGGGCGCGGATTACGCCCAAATCAAGCAAGGCACAATCAAACAAGCCCTGTACGCCCGACAAATTGCAGACAATGTGTTGGCGGACACGGGCTATCGTATTGGCGATTGGTCCATTCCCGATTGGCTTGTGCCAGCAAATGTGTATAGCTTGGCGGATAAAACGCCGATTGCTGTGATTGCAGATATTGCGGAAGCGGCAGGCGGTTTTGTGGAAAGCGATACGAGCGAGCGGATTATTCATGTGAAACCGCGTTACAAAACGGCGGCGTGGTTACTTCAGCAGGCACAATTTGATGTTTCTGTGCCAACGAATGTGATTGTGCAGATTAGCGGTCAAAAGCAGATTTCAACGCAATGTTACGGCGTGTTTGTGGTTGCGACGCATAATCAAGGAGTGTTTCGGAAAGTGGTTCGCCAAGAAAGCGCAGGTAGCCCTGAAGCTAGCACATTAAGTCATGCGCTTTATACGGAAAACAGTGTGTGTCAGTCGGCAGGGATTGCCGCTTTGAGTGATACAGGGGCAAGCAAAACGGAACAAATCGATTTGCCGATTATGCCGAAGTATGGGCTGGGACGCGCAAAGTTGGGCGATATTTGGCAAGTGGCGGAAACTAATGGTTCGTGGGTGAGCGTGGTGAAGAGTGTGAGTATTTCGGTTGAAATGGAAAACGATGCGCCCAAAATCATGCAAAGCGTGGGCGTGTTTCGGTATTTGGGTGAGTAGGCAGCCTGAAAGGAATAACATGAATTTATTACAACAATTCAATGCGATTTTTAAAAATGAAACGCGGTCTGTCGCCAAAATCACGGTGAAAACGGAGACGGGTTACATCGCGCAAACGCAATCGGGGAATGAAGTTCGCTTACGTGGCAGCAGCTACAACGTGGGCGATAATGTGTTTTATGAACGCAGCACAGGCGCGATTTTGGAAACCGCGCCTGATTTGCCGTTGGTGGAACTACGGGTTTTGTGAGGGTTTCAGGCTGCGTATTTATTTTTTTTGATTTCTCGGACAGCTGAAAATTCAGCTTTCCGAAAAAATCAATGAGTTACGTTTATTTTGCCTGTTTTGGCGGTAGCAAAAAAGCAGCCTGCACCCCAAAAGGATACAAGCTGCTCAATCACGTTTCACATTAATACAACTAGCCCAATCAAACCGCAGCCGTAGCAATAACCTGTCGTTTCACATACTCAGTCGCATCACATGTCAAAGCGGATAAATTTTGCGGATTGTGTTCCAAGAAAAACGAACGAACCATTTTAAAAGTCGGCTCAGTCTCATGCACAAAAGACCACAGCGCACCCGATCGGCTCAAGCCCAAATCGCAAAACGCAGACAGATAACGTTTCACAAACAAACGCATATCTTGAGCGTGAAACAGCAAACGCCCCATAGCCAAAACCAACTCATCATCAACCGTTGTCGCCATGGGTTCGGCTGGCTTATCCAGCACTTCGCCCATTAATACGCGATGCACATATTCCACCGCTTCGGGTAACTGCGCTTGGCTTAATTCGTCCAACGCGCCAACAGCAAAGCGTTGATGTATCAGCTTGTAGGCTTCGGAATAGTTGAGACCTTTTTTAACAATGAGCATATTCACAGCATTGCGCAACGGTGTTCTGTCGTCTGATGTGGTTTTAGGGGCGATTTTCAGGCTGCCTGAAACCACCGCATCAAAGGTGCGGATAACCAGCAAAAAGAATTTTGCGCTAATCCAAGTAGCATAAGCGTAAACCAGTTCTTTGCAGACGAAAGTGCCGCGATTTTTGCCGCCTTGCGATGTGGTAACAGCCACGCCGCCTTGCGCTTCGATTTCGGCGATCAGCTCTTGGGTTTGTTTATTACGCAGCCAAAAAGCAGGTTGTTGTTTTTCATCCCCGCCGCTGGCTTTGTGTAAATCGTTCAGATTGTAAAGTTGATTATCAGTTTGACGAATGGTTACGTTTGAAATTTGAATGTTCATGACGAACTCCTATGTGATTTAGTTTAAAGAATGCCCTAATTAAGGGGGCAGGTTTCAACTACCGCACATAGACGGCTGCCGCTATTTCCCCGAAAGGTATTTTATTCACGGCTATCAACCCGCCATTGCTAGGATTTTGTGTTCTGCAAATTTGCAGAACAGCAAAAATTCAACAAGTTAGATTGTATAGATACAAAAAAGCCGCGCTGACGGGGCGATTTGTACCGCTATGTGTTTAGTAGTGCCGCAATCATAAGGCAGCCTGCCACTTGGTGTCAAGTTTTTTTATAATAAAAAGCAGCCTGCACTTGCACAAGATTATTGGCGCGTGTTATAGTTAAACCTACAAGCGAAAACAGCGCGAAGCCTCCAATTTCGCGCTGGGTTGAGTTAGTCGAATTGTTTATTTAGGTTTTGTTACCAAACGTTGGAAGCGATAAGCAACAAAATCAAAGTGATTAAGACTTTCTTCATATTAACCTCCTTTCTCTTGCAACAAGCCCTGCACCGTGCAGGGCTTTTCTTTTGGAAGCTCTTAATCTCAATGTGTATATTATAGTCGCAGATATAATAAAAGTCAAGAAAAATATAATATTTTTTACAACAACACGCCCGAAAATATAACACTTTCGGGCGTTTTTTTCATGGAGATAGGGTTATGCTTATATGGATATTAAAATACTGGAAAATGATTGCGTATGCGTTGGCGTGTGCAGGCTGCTTGATTGCGTTGAATGTGTTGGTTTATCGGCACGGCAAGGCGCAATACGGCTGTGGAGCGTGCAGGCTGCTTGATTGCGTTGAATGTGTTGGTTTATCGGCACGGCAAGGCGCAATACGGCTGTGGAGCGTGCAGGCGGTGCATTTGTATCACGATTGCAAGGCACGGCATGGGGCGTTGGTCAAAGCGGTTGAGTAAAAAAAGCAGCCTAAATTACGGATAAAACATCATGTCAAACACAAATTTAGATTTTAAAATGCGCTTGAAAGCGGAAACAGCGGATTTCAGCAAGGCGTTGAAAAAGGTTAATGATGAGCTAAAACAAGTTCGCAGCAACGCCAGTCTTGTGCCAAAACCAACAGCAAACAACACGCAAACCGCAGAAGCCAAACGCGCAGCGAAAGAACGCACGCAGGCGGAGCGTGAACACAATCGTACGGCGCGAATGTTGGCGCGCGAGTTGGAACGTGAACGCGTGAAATCGGAACGCGCCGCAAAAGAAGCCGCAAAAGAAAAAGCGCTGTCTGAAAAACAGGCAGCGCAAGAAAGAGTGGCTGGCAAGAATTTTCAGGCTGGTTTGTATCAAGATATTGGTATCCGCTCAAAAGGCGAAATTGAAGCGGAAATCAAAAAGGTTCAATTATCGTTGCAAGCCTTGAAAGCGAGCGGCACGGCAACAGGCGCGGAATTGCAACGCGCAGCCGCAGCCGCTAAAGCGCGTGTGAAAGAGTTGAACGCGGAATTGAAAGACGCGCCAAAAACCAATCTTTCGCCGTTGTCTATGTCTATTGGCGGTATTGGCGCGGCGGCTGTGGGCGCGGTGGCTTCTGTGGCAGCTTTGGGCAAAGGTGTTAGCGATGTATTGGCGGCAACGCAGGAATTGCAAGCCATTCAAACGCGCTTCACTTATGCGTTTAACGGTGCGGAAGAGGGCGCAAAACAGCTTCAATTTGTTCGTGAAGAGGCGAACCGTTTAGGCTTGGAATTTACAGGCGCGGCAAATGGTTACGCGCAATTAGCGTCCGCAACCAAAGAATTGAACATCAGTCAGGAGCAAACGCAGGGCATTTTTAAGGGTGTGGCAAGTGCTGTGGCTGGCATGGGTTTGTCGGCAGATGAGGCGAACGGTGTTTTCCTTGCGTTGAGCCAAATCGCAGGTAAAGGCAAAGTCAGCATGGAAGAGCTGCGCGGTCAGTTGGGCGAACGCTTAACACCTGCGATGAGTATTGCGGCTAAGGCGATGGGCGTAACCACGGCTGAATTAGAAAAAATGGTTGAGAACGGCATTTCTGCTGAAAAATTCTTGCCAAAATTCGGCGCGGCTTTGGAAGATGCGTTTAGTGATACGGCGGCGAAAAACGCGGAAAGTTTGACGGGTCAAATCAATTTGCTGAAAAACCGTTACAACGAGTTTTTAACGAGCTTGGGTAATGGCGGTGTGGGCGATGCGGCGATTGCGATTTTTAAAGACATTTCGTCTGCTATGGACACGGTTCAAACCAAACTCAATGAGTTTATGCAATCGCAGGACGGGCAACAACTTCAGGCTGCGTTGAAACAAGCTTATGAGTTGATTAAGCAGATTGGCACAACTGCGATTGGTGTGTTTGATACGCTGCAATCTACAGCTACCGATATGTTTAGTTCATTTGGGGACGGGGAACAAAAGGTTACTTTGCTGCAAGGCGCGTTAAATGGCGTTGCGCTGGCTATGGCGGCGATTGGGGACGGCGTGAGCGGTGTGCAAATTGCGTTTAATATGTTTGCAGGCGCGGTTAAGGATTTGATGAGTGCTGTAGCAATGCACTTATCCAAATTGTCGTTTGGCGACCTATCGCGTGATTTGGAAAACTACGCTGACCGTATGCACAATAAGGCGCAGGAAAGCTACGATAAAGCGCAACAGCAAGCCATGCAGTTTGATAGCAGCCTGAAAAAAGTGTTGGTGAATATTGCAGAAACGAGCAACAGCGCAGGCGTGGCATACGACCAAACCGCCGCCGCAACACAAAAAGCAACTGCTGCCACGGAAGAATACGCGCAAGCCTTAACCCAAGAGCAGCAAAAAGCCAAAGAGTTAGATAAGGCATTCAAGGACGCGCAATCCGCCGCGCAAGATTTGGGCGTGGACATGAAAGCGGCAACCAATGAAGTAGGCGCGGCAACCACTGGAGCGTTGGAGAACGTGCAAAAGCTGGCGGATAACTTTGATGTGCTGAAACAAAAAAGTGTGGACGCTGGGCGGTTAATCCGTGAAGCTCTTTCAGGCAGCCTGAAAAACGCAATCAATGAAAAAGATATTGCGGCGATTGTTGCGAAATATCAGGAATTGGGGCAGGCGGGTAAGTTGTCGATGCAGGACGTGGAAAGCGGTGTTTTGTCGGCAAAAATGCGTTTGCAGGAATTGCGCGAAGAAACCGATCCTACGGCACAAGCGTTTAAGAAATTGGGCGTGCAGACTAAGGAAGCAATGAAGTTGTCGGCGGAGGAAAGCAAACAGGCTTTTGAACGTGTGAAGCAAAGCGGACAGGCAACGGCGGACGAAGTGAAAAAGGCGTTTGAAAAAACAGCTGAAGCGATGTTGCGATCGGGCGATGCGGCACAACAAGCGTGGGTGAAAGCTCAGGCTTCTGCGTATAACTATAAGGTTAAAGTGGACGAAACAGGCAAAGCCGCGCTGGAATCTGCTCAACAAGTTAAACAGGCAGCCCAAACGCAGACGCAAGCGTTTAATAAAGCCAGCGAAGCGGCAGATGAAACGGCGCAAAGTACTGAAAGCATTGGTGCTGCTGCGCAAAGTAGCGGACAACAAATTTCTGAATTTGGTCAAAAAATTATTGAAACATACAGGAATATTCACCCGCTGGGCTATAGCTTTGCTGATGCACAGATGGGCGCTGCACTAATGGCAAATGGCGCATGGTCGCAATTCGTGGACTATATGTGGAACATGCACGATGAAGTAAACCGCGCGATTTCTCAGCTCAATCAATCCACGGAAAGCGGCATCGGCACAGCACAAGCGTTGGCAAAAGCCGAAGTTCTAGCTGCCAACAATGCCGACAAGCTGGATAAAACCACGCTGGATAACTTGAAAAACGCCATCGCTCAAGCTCGTCAAGAAATGCAAGCCTTAGCAGAAGATGCAGCTAACACTCTTCAAACCGCAGAAAAAGAACTGCTGAAACTGCAAGGCAAAACCGAGCAAGTGGAGGATATGGAACGAAAACAAAAAATTGCGGAATTGAGCAAAAAGCAAAAAGACGCAGAGCGCAAAGGCAACACCAAAGCGGCGCAGGATTATCAAGCCACGATTAACGTTACCGAGCAGACTTACCGTTTGAAAGCTCAGCAAAAAGCTGAAGCTAAAGCGAAGGAAGAGGCGGAGCGTGTTGAAGCAGAACGTCAAGCACAGCAAGAAGAAGCAGAACGCCAACAGCGCGAACAGGCGCAGGCGAAAACGGTTAAGCAGCCCGTGTCTATTTCGTTGCCTGAAGCGCCGTCTGTGGATTTGGGTAAGCTTGATTTGAGCGGGCTGACTAGTCAGCTTAATCGCCGTGATAAAGATGTAGTTAATCAAGCCGCGCAGCAAGTTATCAATAAATTGCAGCAGCAGTTGAAAGCGCGAACTTAACAGCCTGAAGTTTTTTTCAGGCTGCATTTTTTTGTAAATACAAATCCCTGAAACTGGAACTTTCAGGGGATTTGTTTTATTGGGCGCGGCGGCGGTGTTGGCGATTATGGGTTATTTTGCAGTGCAGATTATTCACGCAGCCTGAAATGAGTTTTCAGGCTGCATTTTTTCACAGAAAGGAAAAAATATGTCAGTTGAAACTGGAGCGGCTACGGCTCACGGTGTTTATGCGCTGAATGTTGGTTTGGTCGGGATTACGGGAACGTTTTTAGGCATGCCGATTGAGGCGATGATTTTAGGCGCGGCAGGTTGCGCAATCGCGTTGGGGCGTGGTGGCATTGTAACGCGTGGTAAGGCGGTCAGCACGATTATTGCAAGCATGATGTTTGCAGGCACAGCAAGCCCAGCAGTGGCGGCGTGGTTAATTAATCATGTGGATTTGGGTGCACCGCAAGAAGAAGTGCTGTATTTCAAGGCGCTTGTGCCGTTTGCGATTGGCGGCGGCTGGCAATGGGCGTTACCGCGCATTATTGCGAAAGCGGATGTTTTGTGGGCGAAATATGTTGGCAAAGGGGATAAATCATGATGATTTTGAACGGGATTTGTGGGGTGATTATTTTTGTGTTTTGCGCGTGCCGTTTGGGCGGTAAAGAGTGGCAGCATGCGAGCCTTGAATTTTGGTCGTATGTGTTTTTGTTGCCTTGTTCCGTAGGTATTGCTATGTCGGAAACGCCGCCAACGCTGGAAAGTTTGTCGTTTCGTGTGGGCGTGGCGGCTTATTTTGTCGCGCGGTCTTGGCGGATTGGGCGGTTGAAGTATGTGATGTTTGGGAAGTAGTAGCTGCTTGGGATTTTTCAGGCTGCATTTTTTTGAAAGGAATTGAAATGGCTGAAATGCTGAAAAAATCAGCGGCTGAAGTGGTTGCTGAAACAGTGAATGCTGATTTACATGTTGATGATGTAGGCTTTGATTTGATTGCACGGCTGGAAGGTAAACGTAATCACGCTTATTTGGATAGCGTGAAAATTCCCACAATCGGCATTGGTTTCACACGCTATACTTTGGGTGAACGTGCTGGGCAAGCGGTGAAAATGGGGGATTTTTTGAGTGATGATGAAATCCGTTCGGAATTTGCTAATCAAGTTTTGACGTATGAAAACGGTGTCAAAAACGCCGTGAAAGTAGTACTAACACAATCGCAATTAAACGCGTGTGTGAGTTTGTGCTACAACATTGGTGTTGGCGCGTTTGCGAAGTCAAGCATTTGCCGCTTGCTCAATCAGCAAAAATATCAGGCAGCATGCAAGGCGTTTGCGTTGTATAACAAGGCTGGTGGGCGTGTAATTCAAGGATTGGCTAATCGCCGCGCAATGGAAATGAAGGAATTTTTTAGAAATGGGTGATTAAACGTAGCCTGAAAATGTTTTTGTGGCATTTTCAGGCTACGTTTTGTTGTGTGAGAAAATTCAGGCGAAATCCACATCGCATAATGAATAACCAACTCTTTGCAAACGAATGTGCCGCGATTTTTGCCACCTTGTGAAGTGGTGACTGCAGTTTTGCCTTCGCTTTCAATTTCGGCAATCAGTTCTTGGGTTTGTTGGTTACGCAGCCAGTTTGACTGGTTTGTGATTTTCATTACTGCCTGCTGCTTTGTGCAAATCATTTAAATTGAAAAATTGATTGTCATTTTGGCGAATTGCCACATTAGAGATTTGAATGTTCATGATGAACTCCTATTAGTAATTGATTGATGATTGCCACAAAATAGGTGGCGGGCTTCAATCACCGCTAATAGTCGGCGGAACTTATTTCCCTTGCAGGTATTGTATTACGTTCTCTCGACCCGCCTTTGACCTGTTATTTTTCAGTCCGCATATTTGAGGAGTGAAATAAAATCAAAGGCTTAAATCTTAATTTTTGAGATAGACACAAAAAAGCCGCATCTGACGGGTGCGATTGTGAACCGCTATTAGTAAGTGATGTTGTAAATTCTGCCTTGCTGTTGGCTGCTTGTCAAGATTTTTTTAATTTCAGTGTTCCGCAAATATGCGGAACATATAAAAATCAATAATTTAGACTAATAGATAGGTAACAAAAAAATCCGCACATGGCGGATTTGTAAAAAAGAATTACCCAAAATGGGTGGAGGTTGTCCTACACAAAACGAATGTGTTGGGTCGTTACCGATACCCACAACCCCCCATAACTTGAAATTCTGTTGCAATAACACACGAAAGGGCAACAAAATGAGAAATAGAAGATGTATAGATACAAAAAAGCCGTGCTGTTGCACGGTTGGCAACGTAAGGATAGGAAGCCCGAATCATAATCGCCTTATTTCAAAAATGCAAATTTTTTTGCATTCTCCATCTCCTTAATTTTCAGGAATAGGCAATAATCAATAACTTAACTAATTTTTCCTTTTCTAAAAATTGCAACATTTTTTTGTATTTCCCATCGGCTGAATTTTCAGCTTATGGCAATAATCAATAACTTACGTTTTTTCAGGCTGCTTTTTTGTGGCTTATTTGTCTTAATTTGTTCAAAAAAATAAAATTTGCGTGCATTTTTTTGAAAATGAACAAATGTAATTTATTGATTTATTGCGAATAACAAAATCCCTGTGGCGTGCCATATTCAAAAACCCTGTTTCATTCAGAAACAGGGTTTTTCGTTATTTCGCCAACGCAAAAATCTCAGCAATCGCTTCACGCGTGTAAACATCATCCAACTGCTTATAAACCGCATCTTTTGCAGCCGTATCAATCACTTGCTCCAACACGCTGCCTGAAATATTCAGTTGTGCCAAGCTGGTTGGCGTACCAATTTTGTCAAACCACGCTTTCAATGCCGCAATCCCCTCTTCTGCCGTGTTCAAACCAAAAATCTCTTTGGCAAAACGCTCAAATTGCGGACGATTGCGCTCTTTAAACCAAGTCATCCAAGCAGGCATTACCACAGACAACCCAGCCCCATGCGGCACATCGCACACCGCGCCCATTGCGTGTTCAATCATGTGATTAGGGAACGACAAGCCAAACGTGCCAACGTGCGTTAAACCATTCAACGCCATTGTTGCCGCCCATGCAAAATCGCCACGCGCTTCGGTATCGTCAGGATTTACCAA